GCCTGAAACCCAGATGGACGCCCTGAAATGCCTCATGGAGGGCGTCGAATTTCACTGCCATCAACCCGACCGCGCCGGCCATCTGTGCAGCGGTTGGGCTATGATGATGCTGGCAAAGGATAATCCCGACTTTCGGAAGGTCGATTGGCCGTTTTCCGATGAGTTGGAACCCGCAAAATGACCCCGGTTTTCAATGTTTCACGTGGAACGCTTCTCGAAAATGGGCTATAATGATGCCGTATCCAATTGAAATACCTAGCAATTGGAACGCCAAAGCGCGTCCCCGTGGCCCCGATTTGGCCGTTGGCGACCTTGTGATGCACAAAAACGAGGCATCCGCCGACCGAATCGCGGAAGTGACGGGCTTTGGCCCGGCCCCCGATAAATGGGTCTGCGTGCGGACTTGGAAGGGCAAATACCGCACCTGGGCGCGGCAAAACCTGATTCGTTTGGACAGTGAATCGGTGACCGAGTCCGGTCTATCCGCTGGGAACAAATCCTCGTGACCCAGCATCTTCAAACCTTCTCGCCTGTCTCCTTGCTGGTCCGTAAGCGCGCCAATGCCTTGCGCAGAGTGGAGACCGTAGAAAAAGCCTTGGAGAGATTGGTGGCAACGAGGGAATATCCGAACGTGTTTCGAAGGCATAAGATGCTGTTACAGTCTGTTGCAAATCTGACGCTGGCGATTGAGGCGGTTAGGGCGGTGGAAGGCAAGGAAGTGAAGGTGCTGGGTAGACTGGCTACCTAGTCGCTCGATTGTTCTGTGAGATTCATACGGCCATAGAGGGTCGAGAAAAATGGGCTGGGCTGTTGGGGAAGGTAAGGACGGCCGCGACATTGGCTATGGAGTGCCGGCGCTGTGCGATCATCCCGATTGCAACGAGCGCATTGATCGCGGCCTGTCGTTTGTCTGCGGAATGATAAACACAGATGGAGAGGATCGCGGTTGCGGGTTGCACTTCTGCGAGAACCATCTTCGCTGTTCCGACCGATTCGGCCAACTGTGCTTTCGATGCTGGCCGCGAAAAAAGACACCCTTTGTTCGGAAACCAGATTTGCCAGAATGGAATATGCACAAACTCACAGATGAGACATGGCAACAATGGCGGGACGAGCACCCGTTCGGCGTGGCGCGCCTGCAGCAAGACTCTATGGCGGTAAAGCCCGCTCAGAACGGTTGAGAGACAAGGTAGCCAAGCTAACCAAATCAGAGAGGGCACAATGAATCAGGAAGAAAGAATCGAGATTGCGGCAGAGGCCATGTGGCGGCATCGCGCATCAAATACCAACGAAACTGATTGGGGACGAATGACGTGGGATTCGTTCAACACCATCAAGCCGGATATCGCGGCAATTTATCGGGAGAATGCCATGGTCGCCGTCCGCGCTCTCGATGAGGCAACGTTGGCGGTCGTGTGAATTTCCGTGCCGTCGCCACAACCCGTGATCAGGAATGAGTCAGCTACCTAACAAAGAGATTCAGCAAATAGAAGAGGAACAAATAACCTCGATCGTCACCAAGGCAATACGAGACTTCAATTCACTATCGCCTTATCAAAGGCGACACGCGAGACAGATAACAAGGCGATGGCTTGTTTGCGGTGGGGCGAATGCGGTAAAACCTGCGGGTGATGAAGAAGGTTTTGAAGCATCATACGATAATCTCGACTTTCAAGGGGGATGAAAAAGTGGCGAATTCATTGGCATATCTTGCTACGCCCTATTCGAAATGGAAGCTCGGCCCCGAAGCCGCTTTCATCGAAGCATCCAAACTCGCCGCGCGATTGCTAGTCTCAGGGGTCAAAGTCTATAGCCCAATCGCCCACACTCATCCGCTCGCATATTACGGGGGTTTGGACCTTCTCGACCTAAGTATTTGGTTGCCATTTGACGAAGCCATGATGGAACGCTGCGATGTCTTGATCGTCGCTCACATGGACGGATGGCAGGAAAGCAAAGGCATCGCGCATGAGATTGAATTTTTTAAACGCGCGGAAAAACCGATCTTCGATCTCGATCCCGAAACTTTGGTGATGACCAAGAGAACCAAATCCGGTCATTTCGACAAGCGAATGCACCTGACACTTAATGACATGAAAGGATTTTCAGGACCGCCGCGAACTGAAATGCCGCCGTTGGCGATGCCCGATCCGAAGGGTCAATGACATGCCGCGAGAATTCGACACCGCCGATATGTTTGCGCCCCGTGAACGCGGACGATTCGGAGAGAATGAGGAACAGCATCGGCCAGGTCGCGGGCCGCGTGTCACTGGCGCCTCGGACTTAATCGACCTGACCGTCTATTTGATGATGGACAAGCCCGATAAGAAAGCGATTGCGATTCGCGACCCAGCCAAGGGCGCCACAGCGCCGTGGGTTTGGGTGCCGCGGTCAATGGTCGAGTACGTCAATGCCGAGCCGGGGCTGATTCTGTTGAAGCTGCCACAATGGCTGGCGAAGGATAAGGGCCTGATATGACAAAGTTTAACAAAGGAGAATGGGAATGCGTTTGATAACCGATATTCTCCGGGATATCCGCAAGGGGCGCCCGGTAGAGGAAGCGACAATGGCTCTAGCCGTACATCGCAGGAAATTCACATGACGACAGAAACCGAAAGCATTGCGGCGCTTGCCCGAAAGACTGCCGCGCCTACGACGATCAAGACTGACGACGGCCGCGAATATTTGATTTTTGCGGAAGGTTCGACTGTCCGCGAAATCTCCGATGAATATTCGCTGAAAGTCACCACGCCGCGGTACATCAACCAATCTGTTACACTGCAAACGCAAGACTCCCTGACCAATTACGTCAAGGCATTCAAGAACGAAAATACGCTGCTGTTCGCCGACATCGGCACTAACTCCATCGTGGGCATCATCGATTATCACGCGCCGGCCAAGGCCGATCATGTGGCCCACAAAGCCACCCTCACTCTGCCCTTTTCCGAAGAATGGCGTTTGTGGAGCGAAGTATCCAGCAAACTCAAACCTCAACTAGAATTTGCCCGGTTTTTGGAAGAGAATGCGGCGGACGTGCGGGCACCATCGGCCGGCGATCTGCTTGATGCCTGCCGCGATCTGCAAGTCCATCGCAAGGTGAATTTCGTCAAGGCCGTTCGCACTGCAAGCGATAACGAGAATTTCGAGTATACTGAGGAAACAAACGCTACAAACAAAAAGAGCGGTCTCGAAATTCCTACCAAGTTCGTTCTGGGTCTGCCGGTCTATTTCGGCGAGGAAGATACCGAAGTGTCCGCGTTCCTGCGCTGGCGGCTCGATGATGGTTCTTTGACGCTCGGCATTCAACTGCATCGGGTTGAACATGTGCGCCAGGCGGTGTTCAAGCAAATCGTTACCGCTGTGGCGGAAGCAACTAGCTGTCCGGTGGTCTTTGGCAAAGCCGTGTGATGCCGTCAGCTTCAAATACAAAGGGGGGCGGCGGGACTGCCCTCCTAAAATACGATGCCGCGCGGCAAGCCGTGGCAGAGTGTAAGACGTTCGATGAAGTGCGGGATTGGGAGGATAAGGCTGCGGCCGTGCGGGAATACTCTCGGCGAATCGGCGACCGCACGATGGAACTGGATGCCATCGAAATCCGGGAGCATGCGCGTCTGCGGCGTGGCGAAATGCTCCTTGAATTGGAGGCTACCGGGCAACTAGGCCCTGGCAAAAAGAAAACGGTCCCCGGCGAAGGACCAATTGCGGTGACATTGGAATCATTGAAGATTTCTAAAAACGAATCAGCCCACGACCAGAAAATAGCGGAACTTGGACTAGCTAAATTTGAGGAACGAATCGCCCGTTGCCGAGCCTATGCGGAGGCGCATCCCGAAAAACACGCTTTCGACGTTCTGCGCCCGCCAGATACGCCGATTAACGGCGCCCGTTCCATTATGGGATCGCGGCAGGAACCCGACGATTCACTTGACTTTTTCCCTACGCCGCCGTGGGCAACGCGGGCCTTGATGGAAGTCGTCTTGGGCGGTCCGTTTAACTCGATCTGGGAACCAGCCTGCGGCTACGGTCATATGTCGGAAGTGCTGCGGGAATACAGCGACGACGTGTTGGCGACCGATATCTTCGATTATGGAGGCTACCCGAAAGCCGTAGCCGACTTCCTGAAATGGGAAGGTCCGGGCGCCGACTGGATTATCACCAATCCGCCGTTCGGCGATGAAACCGAGAAATTCACGTTGCGGGCAATAGAGTTAGCGCGAATCGGCGTCGCCATGTTCGTCCGCCTCCAATGGCTCGAATCAGTCGGGCGTTACGAAACGATCTTCAAAGACCACCCTCCAACCTGCATCGCATTCTTCGCCGAGCGCGTTCCCTTGTGCAAAGGCGAATGGAAGCCCGATGGCACGACGGCTACGGCATATATTTGGCTGGTCTGGATTAAAGGTCAGGAACCGCGTCCGCCGTTCTGGATACCGCCGGGACAACGCGAGCGATTGACAAAACCCGATGATGCCGAACGATTCACAGTCCATCCGGTGATTCGGAAAGAGGACTATAAACCGCACGACTCAGGAACGAATCACCAACCGAATGGCACTGACGCTCACCTCGCCGTAGCGGCAGTGTCCGAACCCGCGTCCGCCCAACCCTCAGCCCCTCAGCCTGTGGTGGACGCGGGTTCACCTTTGTTTCCTGAAATAATCCTTCCGGGGAAAGCTCCGACATGGGAGCATATCGCGGGCTTTATCGATCAAACAAATCCACATGCGAGAGTGGTATCTTAGTTGTTTGTTTGGTTAGACTGGCTACCTTGGCGTGCGATTGTTCTGAGAGATTCATACGACCATAGTGGGTGGAGAAAGCGTGGCGGCAAATAGCAAGATCGAATGGACTGAGGCGACATGGAATCCGATTGTCGGTTGCTCCATAGTCTCGCCCGGCTGCACGAATTGTTACGCTATGAAGATGGCGGCGCGACTTGAGGCGATGTTCGCCGGCACCAGCGGTGCGACGCATTATCGCGGCACCACCAAAAAAGTGAACGGCAATGCCGTGTGGACAGGCCAGCTCGCGCTGGCGCCGGAAACCATCCTCACCGAGCCGCTGCGGCGCAAGAAGCCGACGACGTATTTCGTCAATTCCATGGGCGATCTGTTTCATGAAGCCGTTGCCAAGGGCGATATCGATCGCGTATTCGCCGTCATGGCGCTGTGCCCGCAGCATACGTTCCAGGTGCTGACCAAGCGCGCGGCGCGGATGCGGGATTATATGACCAGCGTCACGTTCGGTCGGATCGACGCGGCGTGTCTTTCCCTTAAAACCGATAAACCGGCCGTTGCTGCGCATACGCTTTTCAAGAACGTCTGGCTCGGCGTCTCCTGCGAGCGCCAACAGGAAGCCGACGAGCGCATTCCGCTGTTGTTGCAGACGCCGGCGGCGATCCGGTTCATTTCGGCAGAGCCTTTGTTGGGACCGATCAACCTCACGCGGATAAACACTCCCGGTAACGGTCTCGGCTGGTTTGACGCGTTTGCGAGTCCAGATCATTGCCTCGATTGGGTGATCGTTGGTGGCGAATCCGGTCGAAGCGCACGGCCGATGCACCCGCAATGGGCGCGAGATATTTGCGACCAATGCGAAGCGGCCGGCGTTCCGTTCTTTTTCAAACAATGGGGCGAGTGGGCGCCAGGTCTTTGGTCAGGCGCGGGTGATCCTGCACATTTCAATCCATTCGATACATCCATCGATATTCCCGATCTCAGTCGTCATGATGCATGGGCAAATCGCGTGCATTGGTTTGATCCCGATAGCGCACCCGATGGCCTCGGCGCTTTGAAGCTTGGAAAAAAGATTGCCGGGCGGCGGCTTGGGGGTGTTGAGCACAACGGATTTCCACAAGCCTCTATGGCCGTAAAGCCCAAGCAGGACAATCGACAGCCAAGGTAGCCAGTCTAACCAAAAGGTACTTCACATGACTCACTACCCGTTATTTGATCCTGACCAACCAATAGACTCATCGTTGGGTTTCTTTGATCGCAAAGAATGTATTTGGATGAATCTCAAATTTGCAAAAGCCATGCTTGCAGCAAGAGAACGCGGCGAAGAACACTTCACCATCGGCCCGAAGATCGACCACACGCCCTTGGTGGGCGCATATTTCGACAGACAACTGCGCCACTCCCCGATGGGTGGGCGTTCAGACCGTACAATTGTTGGCGATGATAAGCCGTTCGATCCTACCCCATGGCTCGAATTTAAGGATGTAATTTTGTGGGGCAGTAATCACTATGGACGGCGCCTGCCAATAGGTTCGACGCTCGTTTGGCTAAAGCGGCATATGACCAATTATGGGTATTTCCTGTCAGACGCGGAGATTGCATGGCAACGCGGTGGCGTTGGAGTCTATGTACTTTGCGCTCCCGACAGCGCGGGGCGGCGGCAAAAGGAATTTACAGGCTCTCCATTCGGCGGTGAGACTGCACACCCATTTCAAAAACCCGTCGCTTTAATGCAATGGTGTGTGGAACGGATGCCTGCAGCCAAGATTATTGCGGACCCGTTCATGGGATCGGGCACGACCGGAATCGCTGCTTTGAAGCTGGGCCGCAACTTCATTGGCGTCGAAATAGATGAGGTATATTTTGACATTGCGTGCAGGCGTATCGAGGAAGCCGCGCGACAACCGGACATACTTGTCGAATCGCCCAAGCCCGCAAAGCAGGAAGCATTTGAGCTATGAGCACCACGCGGCAGCTAGGTTACATCGCTGTATCGCGTAGCATCTTCGACCATCCGCTATTTAAGAATCGTCCCGATTGGCATGTGGCATGGGAAAAACTTACGGCGGCCGCCGCCTGGAAGGCGCAAGCCCATGCGGGACGCTGGGGCTCGGCTCATGTCGAGCGCGGGCAACTGGCCAATACGGTGCGCGGCATTGGGTCGCTGCTGGGCTGGCCATCATCGACCGTTGTTTATTTTTTGCGGCGCCTGTGTGGTGCCAAAATGATTGGCCTACAGGTGATTCGCACGAGAATTAATACAAATGACACCATTAAAAACTCTCAGAGGATCACAATCATAACTATTTGCAATTACGACGAAACTCAGATGAGGCCGCGCCTGAAACACTCAGGAGTCGCACAAGGAATCGCACAAGGAGTCGCACAAGAAATGCCGAATCTGCCCGGAATTATTGCGGAAGTTGACGCTAACCAGACCAATACACCAATATTAAAGAGTAAAGAGGCCACACAAATTCGGCGGGAATATCTGCCGAATCACGGCGCGCGGAGCAAATGCAAAAAATACGTCTGGTGGGAGTACGGATCGTGGGAATGGACGCAATTCTCTGGGGACTACCGCGAGGTACGGGGCAGTGATATATTCCCTGAGACCCGAAGGATTCGAGACAGCGAAATGACAGGACGCGGCAATTGGTTTGTTTATCTTGGCGAAGCCGCAAGGCCCAAAAGGGCTGTCCGGCGAAGAAAAACCGCATGAAATACGCCTCAGCCCAACCCTACACAGAAGCGGAACGCGAGCGCGACGATCAAGCGCGTCATCGGCATTTGGAAACTATCCACAACCGCCGCAAAGCCACGCCAAGCGGCCAAAACTACAATGTTCCCGGCGATAAAGCGTCGAAGGCGAAGGATTTGAGGGTATTGGGGGAGCGGTAGCGGCTTGACTCTCGTCGATTGAATCGCAAGGATGGGAGCGCGTTGGCAGTTCTATTCCCGGACAGCCAAACGTGGTTGTGGTGATAAGCCCCCAGCTTGCAGGACGGTCGTTTGGGAGACTGAGCGACCGTCCTGATTCCCCAAAGGCCCAATGAGTGCCGACTTAACCAAACGAATCATGGTCCGCGTCACGGACGAGCAACTCGCCTGGATCGGCGAAATGGCGGCCGATGAAGGCATGGATAACGCGACATTCGTGCGCGTGGTGCTCGATAGATTGAGTAAGGGCAGGGCGCCGTTGATCGGGATGATGCAACAAGCGACTCAAGCACTCAGCCTGCCAGTAGGCTTTGACCACCGGGCAGGAGCCACAAACTATACCGGAAGCCTGGATGGCGCTGTGCCTCAGACCCACGACATCCTCGCCCAACGCGCCGCCGAGGCCGAAGCCAACCTGCCGCCGCCCTCAGACCCCGAATCAGACCATCCCGAAGAATCTGCCGCCATCCCCTTGCGCCGTGTAGGCCGAGAACGATATAATCCGGGGCGACAATGAGGCATATCGGACTCGAAACGAATCAGCGTCATGGGTGCACTGCACAATCCAGCGCATGAAATCTTCGCCCGCGAGGTTGTTGAAGCTCTCCTGAGTTCCGACCCGAATGTGCGCCGTAATGCCCGAAAAGTAGGCTACGAGCGTGCCGGTTATCCCGGCAACAAGCACAATGCACGCCGGCTGGCAAATTCTCCGGTCGTCAAAAAGCGAATCAAGCATCTGTTCGAGGAAGCAATTGCGTTCCGCGACGTGCGCTTGGCAACGGTCGTCATGCGGATCGATCGCGTCGGCAAGGCCAATATCCGGGACTTTTACGGCGACGATGGCAAGCTGAAAGATATTTGTGCGCTGCCCCTCGAATTGAGCGAAGCCGTCCGAAGTGTGATTCGCAATGCGGAAGGTGAGGTTTTGGCCTACGAATTCTGGGACAAAAACCAGGCCAATTTCACCCTCTTGAAAAACCTTGGCGGATTGCCCGATACTGACCCTGACAAGCCGCAGCCCGCGGGTAACACGACGTACAACTTCTTCGCAGGTCTCAGTGTCGAAGATCAATGCGCTCTTGCCGATGCTCTCGACGCTCTCTCCGGAGGGCCGGAAACTATTGAGCACGAGGCTGCGCGAGAACCTAGCGAAGCAGGCGCCGTTCCGTAAGCTGTATTCGCTCTATCCCGATGAAGGAATGTTGCGACGTGAACTCTATCCTCGGCATATGGCTTTTTTCGCTGCTGGGGGATTTCATGATCCGATTGAAACGTGGTGCCCAGAAGGCTGCGATGGTTCTCCGCATCGTGAGCGACTGGCACTGTGTGCAAACCGCGTCGGAAAAACCTTGGGCATGGGCGGTTATGAACTCGCGTTGCATTTGACCGGTCGCTATCCGGATTGGTGGCCAGGTTATCGTTTCGACCGCCCGATTGAAGCGTGGGCCGCCGGCAAGACAAACGAAACGACGCGCGATATTATCCAGCGCGAAACTTTATTTGGCCCGATCAAATGGTTCGGGCGCAAGAAAGGTGTTTCAGGCACGGGGCTGATTCCCGCAGAGGATGTTGATCAAGAGACGATCACTTGGAAACGCGGCATCGCCGACTTTATCGATACTATCCAAATCAAGTCGCAGTTTGGCGGCTGGTCATCGCTCGGAATCAAATCGTATGAACAGGGCCGCGGGGCGTTTGAAGGGACGGCCAAGGATTTCATCTGGGACGATGAAGAACCTCCATTGCCGATCTACACCGAACAATCGATCCGATTGATGACCAAAGCCGGCCTGTCGGTTTTGACCTTTACCCCTTTGGAAGGCATGTCGGATGTGGTACAAGCGTTCTTGCCTGGCGGGAGATTGCCAGGGGAATCGGAGTTTTAGATATGGCTGCGACAGCAAAGCCTATTACATTTGAGGAATGGGGACGTAGCCAATTGCAGCCTGCCGCTTTGGCGTGCAGATGTGATGAGCAAGCGGATATTCTCAAGGAATATCTTACTGGCGAATTTAAGGATTTTATCGACATCAAGGAGCGCGCTGGGTTGGTCGAGTTACAAGCACGGCTGCGCTTGCGGGCGGTTGAACTGCGTGCAGTATGACCGACGCCCCAAGCCTCTCTGCCGGCCCAGCCGAAGAAGTCATAGCGAAGCGATCACGCTTTGTCGTGATGGCCGGCTGGAATGACGTTCCGCATCTTACCCCCGAAATGATTGCGGAAGAAAAATCCCGCATCCCACCCCACGAATTCGAAGCACGCTCACTCGGCAAACCATCCCTCGGCCAAGGCGCGGTCTACCCTGTTCCTGAATCCGAAATCCTTTGCGATCCGTTCATCGTCCCCGATTGGATGCCGCAGTGCTATGCGCTCGACGTGGGCTGGAAACGAACCGCCGCGCTGTGGGGAGCCTGGGACCGCGACAACGACGTGGTGTATCTGTACGGCGAACACTATCGCGGGCAGGCCGAACCTCCAATTCATGCCGCTGCGATCCGCGCTCGGGGCTTATGGATTCCCGGAGTCATCGATCCCGCCGCGCAAGGCCGAGGCCAGAAAGACGGTGCACAACTGCTCACCATCTACCAGAATGATCTTGGCCTTAATCTCACCCAAGCCGATAATGCGCTCGAAGCTGGGATCGTCGCGGTGTGGCAGAGACTCACAACGGGGCGGCTCAAAGTGTTTCGGACGCTGGTTAATTGGATCAAGGAATATAGGTTTTATCAGCGCGACGAACACGGGCGAATCAAAGACGGACAAGCCGATCACTTGATGGACGACACGCGCTATCTTATCATGTCCGGGTTAAGCGTTGCGTGCGTGCGGCCGGCCGATCAGTGGACTACGGGTAAATCACAAGTCGCATGGCAAGCGGAATATGACCCCCTCGCCTACCAAACCCGATGAAGAACAGGAACGGCGCGAGCGCGTGATTGCGTATATCATGCGGCGCGATCACGTGAGTCGCGAGACAGCAATCGAGGCGTTCAAGCGACTGCGCGGGCATGAATTGTGGATGCTCGAACAGGCATTGAAACCGAAACAGCCGATGTTCACGGCTGAGTATGATCCGCTTGGGAGAAATTGATGGGCTCGCTGCTTTCCCCTCCACAGATGACTCCACCCCCACCGCCGCCAATCCCGCCTGCGGCTATCCCGCCGACCATGGCCAACCCCGCCGTGCAACAGGCCGGCAAGAATCAGATTGGTAAGGCCGCGGCACTTGCGGATTCGACGGTCAAGACCAGCGCGGAGGGCGATCTTGTGAAGCCCATGACGACATCCTCGCAATTGCTGGGCTGACATGGCCCTGACCGCAGAACGCGCCGAAGTCTATTACGAGAATGCAAGCGCGTCGTTACTTGCTCTCACTCCCGCGATCATCGACGGCAAGACTTGGCAATCGAATCAGGATTGGGAGGACTTTCGGAATTATCTGGAACAAGTCCTCTTGGGAATGCGCAATTGGCGCACGCCGTGGTGGATGCATTGGGGCGAGATAGCCGCTCAGATGCTTCCGCGAAGATATTATTGGGTCATCACTCCCAACAACATGACCCGCGGTCTGCCGATCAATCAGAACGTGGTGGACTCGACAACCACGCAAGCAATCGGTGTTTGCGCCGCCGGCATGATGGACGGGTTATCTTCTCCTACGAAAATCTGGTTCAAGTTTGAAGCACCCGAAGGCATGGAGTTGGACACGGCGGGCAAACGCTGGCTTAATGACTTTCAAAAGGACACATACGACGTAATTTCTGGATCGAACTATTATGATCGAAAGCACCAATATTACGAGGATCAGATAACATTTGGTACCGCGCCGATGTTGATTTACGAGAACAGAGAGCGGATCATCAATTGCGAAGTGCCGTGCGCGGGGGAGTATTTCGGGGCGTGCGGGTCGGATAATTCCATCGAGACATTCGACCGCGAATTTGTTCTAACCTGCGGGCAAATCGTGCAGCGGTTCGGACCTAAAGCCGTAGCTGGAACCAACGTCGCGGAGCTTTGGAATACCAAAGGAGCAAACCTCGAAACCGAATTCATCGTCGCACATTCCATCGAGCCGAACTTTCCGGCGAATCAGTACGGTCAGAAGCCGAGGCTTGGGGTTGTTCCGGGTGGTTATGCATATCGCGAAACCTACTGGTTGCGCGGTCTCAACACGCCGCAGCCTCTCTCGGTGCGAGGCTATCGCGAAAAGCCGTTCATGTATGCGCCTTGGACTCAGCGCTCGAACGATGCCTATGGGCGCGGGCTTGGTATGGATGCGCTGCCGGATTGCAGTCAGTTGAATCAGATGACGCGGCGAGAAGCCGAGGCCATCGACAAGGGCGTGCGGCCTCCGATGCTTGCCGACGCGACGTTGAAGAACGAGCCGGCTTCGACGCTTCCCGGTAAAGTCACATACGTTCCGAACCTCGCACAGAACGCCGGCATGAAAGCCGCATACACGGTCGATCCGCGTTTTGTGGAATTCATCGAGCAGAAGATCGTGACGTTGCAGAAGCGAATCGAGCGATGGTTCGCCAACGATGTGTTCGAAATGATCTCGCAGATGGAGGGAGTTCAACCCCGCAACGAACTGGAATTGCAGGAGCGCCGCGGTGAGAAACTGTTGCGCCTTGGTCCGGTGATCGAGCGCAATCTTCGCGAGGATGCCGTTGGCTTGAGGCGCATCGTGTCGATCATGAATCGTCGTGGATTGATTCCGCCCAAGCCCCAATCGCTCGCGGGCGTGCCGGTCCAACTGAAATTCGTGTCCAAGCTGGCGCTCATTCAACAGGCCGCTAAGACCGCCGGCATGGAGCGCACTATCGTCATGGGCGGTCGCATGGAAGCCGTCCGCCCTGGCACGCTCGACGAAATCAACTTCCCGAAATACCTGCGGGATTATGGCGAAGCGGTCGAGTTTCCTCCCGAGGATTGGAACACCGACGCGGAAAAGAAGGCTTTGCAAACCGCGAGGGCACAGCAGCAACAGCAGGTCGCCCAGATGCACACGGCTGAAAAAGTCACGCCGGCTCTTGCATCAGCGGCACAAAACCTGTCACAAACCGATACTGGCGGCGGTATGAATGCGCTGCAAATGCTGTTGGGTGGCGGCGGTACGGGTGCCCCACCCGCAGTGGAAGGCGGACAATGAAACAGCAAAATCTCGAAGAGGCTGCGCGGCTTGCTATCTCGATGAAGAAAAGAAATATTCTGTTGGAGCAATGCCAAGACACAGGCTCCAATTTGACTATCTCAGGAAGAACCGCCGTCACAATCACCGCGGACGACAAAATGATGCAGCCTCTAAAGGAACTTTTAGCTCACAGGCTTCGACAGGATATTCAAGAAATCAACGAGAAACTACGCTTACTCGGCGTGACGGAGCAAGCCGCGTGAACACGACAAGTCCAATCACGGCGCTGTTGCTTGATCGCACGGTTGCGATGCTGATGACCTGTCCGAAAGAGGATAGGCGTCCACACAAGCATTTCGTCGTTATCAGCGGGAAGATGATCGGGACCGGCAACCCGAATCTTGAGAAGGTGATGCTCACTCAGGTTGAGTTTTTGGAAATGTTTGGGCCGCAGAGTGCAGTGCAATGAGCGACGATTTGAAGCAACAACCCGCAACGCCGGCAGCCGGCTCTGTCACGTACCTGGGCCGCAGCGAACGCGAGCGCGCGGCAGAAATCCGCGATGGTATCAAACAACTCATGTTCGAAGTCGGGCGCTGGATGGATCAAGCGAACGCGCAAGGTATGCGCGTCGAGTTTCAGATGGTTATCGATGGGTTTGGCAAGAACGTCATCGGCCGATTGGATGTCACGAAGTCGCTTCTATGACCGAAGAAGTCAAAACCTACGAACCCGACGATCCGCAGAACCCGAACAATCTGGTTGTTCGTGGGCGCGACGGCGATCCGGTTCCTCATCCGAATGGCACAGCCATGATCGAGAAGGAATCGTATGAACGCGTAGTGGAAGGCTTGAAGATGGCGAGCGACGCTTGCGTGCATCTTGCCAAGCGCGAGCCGCTAACCGCCTCCGTGTGGAACGAGATAGCACAGATGCTCGACAAGATACGCCGCGACGCTGTGGCTTTAGGTGGCGTCGATCTGGTCATGAAGCAACAGGAAACCGAAGCCGTGAGGGGTGAACCTCTGTCCTGGCGCGCGGCGCGGCAAAAGTTTCTCGACGGCATCAAACAAACAACCGGCGGAATGCGCCAACTCGCGACGTGCTTTCGCGGCGACTATATGTGGTCGATGATGGCGCAACGGCTTGAGCGGCAGGAAAAGACGTTCCGGGGATTGTTGCTCGGGCGCGTGGTGGAAAGTAGGAAGGGGACGCCGCTGATTCTGCCGCCTGGATTTGCGAGGTCGTGATGCGAATGATCGAAGAGGACGGCAAAGGACGTTTCTGGATAATCAAAGTAGCCGGCAAGAATTACGTTGCCTGGATAGCGCCGACGCCTCTGTGGTTTTGGATATAAAAACAACAGGAGACTCCTATGCCTATCGGTCTTTTGTTCTGGATGCTGATGATCCTGTGGCTGATCTTCGGCGGTGTTTGGTGGCGCAACGGCGCCGGCTGGGCATACGGCTGGGGCGGCAACATGCTGTTGCTGTTCGTGCTCCTGTTCCTGCTCGGCTGGCACGACTTTGGGTTTATCCTGCAAGGTGGAGGCGGTCCCTTTCGATGAGCTGGCAGTGAGCCGGGTTCCGTCGATTCCGCCCGATCTGAGAGAAACGCCGTCAATCTGCCGGGGATGCTGATGCAGCCGAAGAAAGCCATGACTGATCTGCCGTACGGGGTGAATATCTCCGCGTTCGTACAGGACGGCAAAAGCCACATCCGCAAGGATGTGGATGACAAATTCCGCAGGATGTTGACCGAGGCCGCGGCGCGGCAGGCAAATTTCGCCGCTCGGTTCCACATCAGCAATGCGCTGCACAACGGCCCGTCGCGCGGTGGTGCTGCCGAATCGATCAAATTCTTCGGCTCCGAACTCGACGTAAAACTCCACCTGACCGCAGAAATCGTCGATGCCCTTGAAGTCTCCGCGCCTGGATTCAAAAAGTGGATGGAACTGACGGGTTTTGGCAACGACAAGACGATGATCCGGGGTTTTGTCGAGTGGGCTGAATTTCGGAACGGGCGCGGGAAGGTTATGACAAACTTAGCGGACATCAACTGACGTGGCCGAACGCCAAGGCATCTACGACTCAACCGACCCTGCCGCCATCGACGCCGCAGCAAGCGCCGCCGCGCGCCGCGACCACGACGACGACGAAACAATCCGGGTATGGATGAACCACCCCAAGGGGCGCGATCTTCTGTACCGCCATGTCTACGAAACTTGTCACCTAGGCCGGACCTTTGTTGCGGTCGATGAAAACGGCCATTCCGACACGCACCGGACCTATCTGGACCTCGGCGAAAGAAATATCGGTGCATGGTGGGACGAAAGGCTTCGCAGGCACGCAGAACTCTATATGCTGATGCTCAAGGAACAGGAAATCGACCGGCAAGCGCGCAACGCGCAGCTTCTAAAGCAGAACGACAAACAAGACAGCGGAAATGGCTGATAAAGACGCAAAACCCGAGCCTGTTGCCGCCGTTCCTGCGGAGACGAAAGTTACCGATTCGGTCGCGCTCCCCGCGTCGCCTTTGGCAACTGCCGATTCGGCCAATCACGAAGGCGCAGCACCCGCTGCGGAAGTCAAACCTGAGACAAAGCCGAACGGCCACGATGTAACTGCCGAAGCGAAGCCGGCCGCTGAGACGAAGCCCGAGACCAAACCAGATTCAGCGTCGGAGACCAAGCCCGATGCAACAAAGCCCGCCACGGAAAGTGGCGAGACCAAGCCGCCCGCAGAAGTGAAGGCTGAGACCAAGCCCGAAGGTGAGGTCAAGCCTGAGACGAAGCCGGCGGATACCAAGGAAGCCCCGGAAGCAACGCCGCAGGCCCCTCCTGTTTACGAAGCGTTGAAACTCCCCGACACGGTGAAGTTGGACAAGGATCGCGTCGCGAAATTCGACGAGATTATCGGCAAAACCGAACTGTCCACCAAAGGCGATCACGCCGCAATGACTGCTATGCGGCAGGATTTAGCCAATCTCTATGTCGAGGAAGTCAATCGCATCGGACAACAGGTCGCAAAGCACCAGCATGACGTGTGGAATAGACTTGTCGAGCAGCGGGTCAACGAACTCAAATCGGACCCACAGCTAGGCGGCAACCGCATCGAAACAACGCTGGGTAACGCTAAGTACGCTCTGGAAACCATGGTGGGATTGTCGAAAGACGAAGCCACCACTTTGATCGCCGTCATGGACGCAGGTGGGGTTTCTCACCATCGTTTGATGATCAAGGCGCTCAATGGAATCTACGAGCTTTTGCGCGAGCCTGAACCCGTTCCCGGAACCCTGCCTCTCAACGCAACGACCTCGAAGGAACCCGGCCAGCGTGGCTGGTACGATTCGGTCGCCAAGACGTAGAGAAGGCCAAGTTTGAAAGGCTTCTAGCCCATGGCTTCCTTGACCCTGGCCGATGTCGGCCGTCGCATGGACCCTGGCGGCAAAATCGCCGACATGGCCGAACTGATGTCTCAATGCAACGAGATCGACGAGGATGCCCCGCTCGTAAAAGGCAATCTCACAACCGGCCACGTTGCCACGCTCCGAACCGCTCTGCCGAAGGGCACTCTTCGACGCTTCAATCAAGGCGTCGGCTACACCAAATCCTCGGCTGCGCAGATCACGTTCGGCATGGCGATGCTGGACGCCTATTCGCAGATCGACAAAAGACTCGCCGATCTTGGTGGAAACACCAACGCCAACCGCGAGAAAGAGGACGTGGCCCACATGGAGGGCATGTCCCAGCAGTGGACTGGCTTCCTCGTTTATGGAAATGCTTGGACCACTCCCGAACAGTTCTCCGGTTTTTCAACCTACTTCTCCGCAATCGCCAATACACCGAACGGCGTCAATGTGTTCGACGCTGGGGGAACTGGTTCCTCAAATACCTCGATCTGGCTCATCGGCTGGGGCGACCAGACGGTTTACGAGATTTACCCGGATGGTACGAAAGCCGGGCTGATCTTCGAGAACAAAGGTGATGTTGTCCCGGCGTTCACATCGAACGGCACGGCCCGGTACGAAGCCTATACGTCCTACTTCTCGCGTAACGGCGGTCTCGCTATCGAGGACTGGCGCTATGTGATTCGCATGGCGAACTTCGATACCACGACCGCAGGGCTTGCTGGTCCTACTCCCCCGGACATCTTTGCGATCATGTCGAAGTCGGTTGTTCGTCTGCCGACGGCAGGGCGGATGGTTTCCGGCATCGTCAAGACCGACGCACCGGATCGCGTCGCTCCTTCGATCCGCCTGAAATTCTACTGCGACCGTACCGCGCGGGAGTACATGGACATCCAGGCGATCCGGGATAAGAACGTGCTGCTTCGGCCCGAGGATTACGCCGGCCGTCCGATTGTGAATTTCCGCAATATCGCAATCGGTGTGGTCGATCAGATTCTCGATACCGAAAGCCGCGTGGTCTAAGCGCAACCTCAATAGGAAAGGAGAGCACCCGATGGGTATGCTCGATCTGGCACTACAGTTCTCCAATGCGCAGGCCATCACGGCTACCGCACAATCGACCAACTTCTACGACCAGTTGACCGGGCAAAGCCTGACGACGACTTATACGCCGTCGCCTTCGGCTATCTTCTCGGTCAACGAAACCTACTTCGGCGAGGACTTGGGCATCGGCAAGGGCGAAGGCACGCCGCGTGTCGTGGTCAATGTCGGGACTGTTTTCGCAACTCTCACGTCGTTGCAGATTCAGTTCCAAGGCGCCCCGGAAAACGCGACCTCGCACGCCTCGGGTAATCGGTCGGATTTGACGTTCGTCACCTATATCCAAACCGACACCATCGCCGCGGCTCTGCTCACGGCAAATACCCGAATCGCCGCTTTCGATTGGCCGATGCGCAAGACCGGCCAGGCGCTGCCGCGTTTCGTGCAGTTGAACTATGTGGTCGCCGGATCGAACGCAACGACTGGCACGATTACGTCGGATGTGACGCTGGGCGACGACGACGCACAAACGACGCTCGCGTTCTACGGCAGTAATTATAAGGTTGCGTCCTAACGGCACCATCCTCCCGTGTGCCGTAACGCGCCGTGCCCACAAAGCTGCAGAGGCCAAAGGGCACGGCGCAACCAAGTTTCGATTTTTCAAGATTGGAGTTAGCGATGACCGAACAACTTCCCGAAGCCTTTGTGTCCGATGACGGGCGTAGAGTGACCGCGCCGACTTACGAGGCACTGGTGCAGGTTCAATTGATTCTCGCTTCCGCTGAGACAGGGCAAGCCGGACCTACATTACTCGAAGTCGGTGAAATCTTCACCAGCGAAGCAATCCCCTCTCATGCGTGGCTTCCACTGAATCGCGCAGCCGGTGAGCGTTTCGAGAACTGGGTGAATTCGCTTCCGTTGGACGGCAAGAATATCCCGCAGGAGCTTATCACCGAGGCCGCGTTCCAGTTGCGCCCGCGCGAGGGCGACCCTGAATTCCCGATGGATCAATGGTGGCCGCATGTGCTTCGATTGGCCGCGAAGATGGCCGATGAAAAGCGCGGTAAGGTCGCCAAGGTACAACCCGGTTTTCGGCCGATGGCTCCCAACACCCCGCCGATGCCGTTTGCTTCGACCGGACCTATCGCGCCCGATCCGGGCCGGGCTCCTGCGATGCACCAGCCGCAGGCGCAATCGACTATGGACGCTCGCGCGCAACGCCAGAATCGCCGACCACCGATGCCAAATACTGCCCCGGCGGCGCCGGCACAGACCACCACGTAATCGCATTCAGACAGGAGCGCCGCAGCAAACGGCGATAGCACGATGAAATTCCTTTCTCGCTTCCGTGTTGCGGCGCTCTGCGCTTTGGGTTGTGTGTTCCTGGCGATGGTTGGGACTATCGGGCCGGTACAGCGCGCCGTCAGTCAAGGGATGGCGCAGATCATAAATCTCGCGGGCACTGAGCAAATATCGCTCGGTTATCCTTGCACGGTCTCGTGTTTTGTCACCAGCGCAACACTGGCAAATTACTCACAGGCGACGCCCGGTGGTAATGCCGAGAATGCTTTGGTCGGTGGGGACGCCACCACAAATTTGTTCCAACGCGGTTCGTCCGTTGTGCTCGCGACCCCCGCGGCTGTTGCTTACACGGCGGATCGCTGGGTGGCATGGGGTGGCACGAATACGCCAGTGACGGTGGCGAGCGCGACCGATGCGCCCCAGAATTACGGCAAGAGTTTCAAGGTCACGAAAGCATCCGGTGCGGGCGTTGTCCAAGTCTGTGTTGGACAGGAGATTACGACCCAGAATAGCTATCGCTTTCAAGGATTGGCGACTGAATTTGACTTTCACGCGAAAGCGCTTGCGGGGTTTTCGGCGGCTTCCAAGAATCTTGCGGTTTATGTAATCACGGGAACGGGAACCGATGAAGGAACTGCCAACGGCGCATTCAGCATCAACGCGGGCGGCGGTTCTTCGACTCCGTGGACAGGTCCGGTCGTGGCCGGGGGCACCACGGGCTATCTGATTCCGATCACTACGACGTGGGCCAGATATGGCGTCGTCGTGCCGATTCCGGCGACCTCAACCGAAATCATGGTGGCGATCTGCTATACGCCGGTAGGAACCGGAGGTTCTACGGACGGCTTTGAATTTACCGGAGCGCAAGTTGTTCCGAATGCGAGCCTTACGTCGGTTGCCGGGACTGCCGGCGCGATCTTGGGAGTCAACGATACGCGCGCCAAGGCTTTCTTACGCCGGGCAGCGAGCGAAGAGAGGCTGTTGCAGTTAACGTACTATTATCAGTTGAACGATCCGGCGGCGACGGCTTCGGTCGGGACGTGCCAGGTTATTACGGCGAATTCCGCTGCCGTGTGCCTCGTGCCGTTGCCGGTTACGATGCGCGCCGCGCCGACGATCACTGCTCCCGGCTCGAATACGGCCTTTGCGATCACGGCGGCGAACGGTGCTGCGAACGTCTGTACGGCGCTTGCAGTGACAACGAGTTCGACCGTTCCACAGCCGGGCGGGATGATTTCGGTGACATGCACGCCGACATCGAACATTGCGATTACCGTTCCATCGCAATTGATCGGCGATGCGCAGGCGTTCAATATCAATGCGTCGGCGGAATTGTGAGCGTTAAGCGAAAGCATTGGAGCGATAGCGCCATGCGCAGGATTTTGTTTGCTGGGCTCGGGCTCTTGCTTAGCGTTTTGCCTGTTGTTGCGCAAAACACTACGGGGCTTGTCGTAACGACCTGCGGCACTGTCCCCACGGCATTTAAAGCCACAAATCCAGGGCCATTCACCGTTGATGTAAATGGTAACCTGTGTACGGGCGCAACGTTCACACCAAGCGGCACGCAGAACGTCAATCTCACACAAATTCTTGGCGCCGCACCGAGCCTGACAAATCCCCTATGGGTCTTTCCCGCGACCGGTGCGACGTTTCCGGTAAGCGGGACATTTTGGCCTTACACGCTGGGCCAGCAACTTGCGGCTGCTTCTGTGCCTGTGGTGCTGACCGCGGCGCAGCTTTCCACCTTGACACCGCCGCCTGCGATCACCGGCTTTGCACTTGATACCTCAGTCGCCACGACCAACACTGATCTGGGACCTCCCGGCGCGACGGCGTGCGCGACCGATACCGGATCGTGCTCGCTCAACGCGCTGCTGCAACGCATTGCGCAGCGGATTTCCACCGCGCTCGGTGGCACTACCGTCAGCGGGACCGTGACCGCCAACGGTGCGGCGAATGTTACCGCGACGGATTGCTCCGGTACAATTACGTCGGGCGGTGGCGCTCAAAATGCCTTCACGGCGCAGACGACGTTGCATGGCTTTACCATCGCCAACATCGATACGACTGAGCCGCTGTGGATTTCATTCACGACAACGGCTGCGGCGTCCGGCGCGGGCAGCTATCCGCTGCCCGCCGCGACCGCGACGACCTTTGCCGGATTTGGCTCGTTCACGGCGCCACCGGGCTTCGGCCTCAATCACGCGCTGTCAGTGATCGCGGCGACGACCAGCCATAAGTTTACGTGCACGTGGTGGTAGCCATGGGCCGCTTCAAAAGAACGCTCGCCGCACTTCTGCTGTCATCGTCGCTTGTTTCGCCGAGTCAAGCGCAGTTCGGCAGCGGTGGTACGATCTCGCCATGCAACGGCGATCTCAATACGTCGTGTCAGGTCACGAATCTTCATACCGGCGTCAATCGAATTCTCTGCTCGATCCGCGCCGCGAATTTCAACATCACGACAGATCAATCATGTGCGATCCCGGCCTCAGTTACGGCCTGGGTGCCGACCTCGATCATTGTGACGAATTGTTCCGGCACGTTCACTCTAGCGGCTGGCGGCGTCTATCCCGCGACGAGCAAAGCCGGAACGGCGCTGGTCGCTGCGGCGCAGGCTTATACGGCGCTAACCGGCGCGACTGTCGTTTTAGGACTGACGCTCGCGGCCAACATCGCGACGACGCGACAAACCGTTAACTCGGTTTACCTCTCGCTTACGACCGGAACGGGCAGTGCGGCGACGTGCGATTTCTATGTCGTCGGGAACGATCTCACATGATGTGGCGTGTCGCTCTTGCGGTTTGGCTGACGGCGGCACTCTCGCTGTTCGCGTTCAACGCGCCGCGGGCGCAGTTCAACGGCTGTCAGGCTGGATTTTGTAGTCCGCCATCCTCTGCGGCAGCCGCATATGTTGGCCCCGGCGACATCACGTCAGGCGCCATCGCATTCTATTCCTGTAGTCGAGCTTACAACGCAGCCTATGCAAGCGGCCTTAATGCCGCTTGCGACGTAGTCGATACCGCTACAGGTCTTGTCACGGGAACGATGCACTTTCTCTCTACCGGCTTTGTAAACGTCAACGAACTGACCGGCGTTGGGCAAGCCTGCCACGCCGCGTGCAGCGTCACGAAGATGTACGACCAGACCGGCACCGGCAATCATGTGGTACAGGCGACGCTCGCCAATATGCCGGCGCTGACGTTCAATGCACAGAATGGATTGCCGTGCGCGGCGGGTGGAGCGAATAGTCCGCGCTTAGTCACAGCCGGAAATATAACGCAAGCCGCACCATTTACGATGACAGCAGTAACCGAGCGCGGTAGCGGATTTACGACTCTTCAAAATATACAAAACAATGGAAATCTTAACATCCTTCGGTTTCCGGCGGTGGCAAATCAGGTAAGCGCTGTGTCTGGGACAGCCAGTACATTAACTGCAACTGATAGTGCTTTTCATGCGTTGCTGGCGGTGGTTAGCGCGACAGCCCCTTTATTTGCTGCCGATAGCAGCGCAAACACAAGCACAGCAACGTTTGGAACCTCTGCAATGGCCTCTACCGAAGCTATTGTCGGAAGGTCTGGCGGTCAGGGGCCAATACTTGCTGGTGGTTTCGTCTGCGAAGCCGGTATCTGGCCCGCCGATCTCAACTCATCCTATCAAGCCATGCTCGCCAATATGCGCAGCGCGACCAATGGGTGGAATTTCTAGCAATGCCATGGAAATCCGGCAAAGCCTTCGCCTCGAAGCACAACAAGAAACTGAAAGGTGAAGCCGCAACCACGGCGAAGAATCAAGCCGAGGCGATGATTAAAAAAGGGATTCCCGAGGGAGAAGCCATCGCGACAGCGAATAAAACGGGGAATCGAATTGAAGCCCGACAAAAACGCTGGTATGGATAATGGCCTCGTTAACGCTCGCCGACATGGCAAGACGGATGGTGCCGGGAGCTAAGGCCGTGGCGAAGAAACACTGGATCAAGGGCGCGATCAAACATCCCGGCAGAGAGACGCGCCGCGCCAAGGAACATGGCGTCTCTACCCACGAGCAGATGGAAAGCGACAGCCACAGCAAGAACAAGTCGCTCGCCGCCGCCGGCCGCCTCGGGCTGGCGTTATCGGCGAAAAGCAAGAAACCCCGCGGCGAACGCTGGTATGGAAAGGACTGAAAATGGCCGAACGCAAATGGTACGGCAAAGAGGGCGGCGGCGGGGAAGGGACTCACGAACGCCATTCCCGCGAGCGCAAGGAAATGCACACGCGGCATTCCAAGATGCGCGATGCGCTCCACAAGCAGCACGAGGACGAGATTGGCCAGATGGCCGAACGGCAGTCTCAGGAGGCGGCGACCGAGAATCAAGGAGCGCAGGCGCCGGCTGCCGCAGCGGCTCCCGCAGCAGCGGCGCCAGCGGGTCAGGGAGCCGCTGCGGCAGCAACCGGCGCAGGGGCGCCAGCATGAAATCCAGCCTGATTTCAGTTCCTCCCTGTTCGGCCGGCGGCCCGCAGGATACACACGCGCCCGATGCCGGCGCTGAAATCAGGTGAGGGGCAACCCTCGGTCATGACGAACGCTTAATCGGGCGAAGCCGCCACTTATTCGGAAAGGAAGATCGCGATGGCAAGGTTTTCGGCGATGATCGACATGGCGAAGGACATCAGCGAAGTCAAAAAGGAAACGGCGCAGATGACCGCGCCGATGCCTGCGGATGCCAAGCCATCGGTCCCGGTCTATCCCTATGGCCTCTGTATCAGCCTCGAAGATGAGCAGCTTGAAAAGCTCGGCCTCGACGGCGAACTTCCTTCGGTCGGCGACATGCTCCACATCGCGGGCATGGCCAAGGTCACATCGGCTTCCGAGAACGAGCGCGAAATGAGCGACGGCAGCAAACAGAAATGCCGCCGGATCGAATTGCAATTCACACATCTGGCAACCGAAAATGAGGACGAAGAAGGCGAACAGGAAGCGCGCCGCTCCCGCTTCTATGGATCGACCGACACCAAGGCCGCGTGAACCAAAGGTACGACCGCGCGTTAACCTAAATCCCAATCCGATTCCAGGAGGAATCAAATGCCGCAGAGAATCCGCCTACTCACTTCCGCACAGATCAACGGGCACGTTTACGGTCCCGGCGAAGTCGTCACGCTGCCCGACGGCGTTCGTGGTCCTCATCGTTCCGTGTCCGTTGCGGGTGTACTCCAAGACGAACCGATGTTCGTTCCGGTCGATGAAGGATTGGAGAAAGAGCGCGAGGACATGCGCTTGCGGCATCTGGCCGAAGTGGAAGCCCTCGATCATACCGCCGAGCGTCGCGAACTGGCGATCAAACACGCCAAGGAATCATCCGATCTTCGTCGCAAGCAATTGGCGAGTGAGACCGAGGCGCGGCACAAGGTCGAAGCTGAGACGTTGCAGCGCCGGCAGGAGGCCGAAGTCGTCGCCTTCGACAAACGCGCCGAAGTTCTGGCGACCGTCAATCCGCCGTCCGAGACCAACAAGGACGATCTTGCGGCGCGGCACAAGGCGGAAGCCGAGGCACTGAAAGTCAAGCAGGAGAGTGAGCAGAAGGCGATTGAAGCCGCAAACGCGGAGCCTGTCGAGGATGAGCCGGTAGAGGCGCAGCCGGAAGATGATGCCGCGCCTCTGATGCCGCCGCCGGATTATCCGCCGCCGCCAAGTCAACCGAGCAATCCGGCGTAATGCTCTTGGCGATGACGATGCGGCGGGAGGCGGCGGATGGACGACGTAACGATTGCGAATATCGCCTTGGACAACATAGGCGCTCGCATGTCCATTACGTCGTTGCAGCCACCACTTCCGCCGCCGAACGCAATAGTTGTTGCGCGCCAATATCAGATTCGGATTGACGCGCTTCATCGTAGCGCGCATTGGAATTTTGCCCGTTTCCAAAAAAAAGGAATTATCCTAAAAGCTGCGCAAGGCACACCTGAAAATCCCAACGGCACAACGCTGCCGATTCCTCCGTATCCCTGGCAGTATGCCTACGCTTACCCCCCAGATTGTTTGCTTGCGCGTTATCTTCTCTGCAATCAACCCCTGACCGGAAGCGGCAACCCTTTTCCTGCGGGAGTCCAAACAACGCCGCTGTGGCCGTTCGGAAATCCCGGTTATAAGTTTGTGGTAGCAAACGACACGGATGCGGCCGGCAACCAAATAAAAGTCATCCTGACCGATTTGGAATTTGCGGATATTGTTTATACCGGCCGCGTGACAAATCCTGATCTTTGGGATGCTCATTTTCAGAATGGCGCTATTGCAACTCTTGGCGCATGGCTGGTCAATCCGCTCGCTCGCAATGCGATAGTCCTCAAAGAGCAAATCGAGATTGCAACGTCGGTCGTGCAGTCAGCGCGAATCTCGGATGGCAACGAGGGAATTACTTCCATTGATCACACGCCAGATTGGATGGCGGTCAGAGGAATAACCGGCTACGGTCTTGCTTGGGATTCGGCGATGACTTACTATGGCTGGTCGAGTTTGGGATTTCCTGGCGGCGGGTTTGTTTGAATGACAACGCCGATCATGCATTCGTCGTTTTCAAGCGGCGAAGTGTCGCCGTCATTATATGGTCGTGTAGATTTAGCCGGGTGGCACAAAGCCTGTTCGGTCGCGCGGAATTTCTTTGTTTCTTATAAAGGTGGATTGCTGAGCCGCGGTGGTCTCGCCTACGTCGGCATCTGTAAACAATCTGCATCCGCCAATTCCGTTCCGCCGCGAAATATCCCGTTCACATTCAATATTTTTCAATCGTACATTCTGGAATTTGGCGAACAATATATGCGCGTGGTCGCCAATGGCGGCTATGTCACGGAGACGGCTTTTGCGGTCACAGGAGCGACCCAGGCCAATCCTTGTATGCTGAATATTCCCGGCAATAATTATGTCGTTGGCGACTGGATTTTTCTTATCAATCTCGGCGGCATGATTCAGTTGGATGCGCGCACAGTGATCGTGCGGAATGTCGCAGGTAGCGCCGTCACGATCCAAGACGTGTTCGGCGTGCCAATCAATTCTCTGGCCTATGGGGCTTACACGACCGGCGGAACGGCAGCGCGAATCTATACGCTAACAACGCCGTATCACGCTGTCGATTTATCTTATCTGAAATTCATTCAAAGCGCCGATACGATGTCGCTGACTTGCGTCAACCAGGCGACGCAAGCCGAATATCCGCCCCAGGAATTGAGCCGTTTAGCAGCTAATAATTGGACGATTGGACCGCCGTCCTTTGCTGCTTCGATTGCTGCGCCGGGCAGTTGCGCAGTCGCTGGAACGACCTATGCGACCGGGCCGGGGCCGGCAGCTTACGGTTATGTGGTTACCTCAATCGACAGCCAGACAGGCGATGAAAGTCAACCGTCCCCTGTCGGCGTGACGACCGGCGTTGTCGATATAGCGGGGCAGTTCGGGACTAATACGGTGACTTGGGCGGCGGTGCCAGGCGCTTCAAGTTACAATGTCTATAGGGCCGCTCCGGATTATACGAATGTCGGTAATTTCTCGGGACAGTTGTTTGGTTATGTCGGGTCGTCGCGGTCAAATTCGTGGCAGGATACCAATGTCATCGCGGACTTTGCGACCACGCCTCCGCTACACACGAATCCGTTTGCCGCCGGACAGATTCTCGATATTCCGATGACGAACATCGGCGCAAATTATACCGCGGCGACCGCGAGTCTCACGATCAATAGTGCCACGGGTTCGGGATTTGTGGGTACTCCCATCATCGGTGGGGCTATCACTGGCCAGAGGATTACATTTGCGGCTAATCCGTTTCTGAATGGTGCGAGAGTCAGTCAGCAAGTCGGTGCTGCTACTGCCCAAGGTCTTGTTGTGGCCGTGAGTGCTACGACAATTGACGTACAATTGCTTGGCAGTCAGCAATTCCAGGGCGGGGGTGGGGGATTTGGTTCTTCTCCCGTGGTGGATACTTCGGCGAACAGTGCGGTCCCAACCAACACGCAACTGATAACGCTCACGGGAAGCGGCGGTTGGATCGGGACCTTCATCGAGAATCCAGGCAAGGGTTATTTGCCGACAGATACTCCAATCTTTGCCGATAGTGGAAGCGGAGCGGGTGCGACAGGACAGTTAACAGTCGGGCCGGAATCGGGCACATTCCCCGGTGTTGCAGCATATTTCCAACAGCGCCGCGTCTATGCGGATTCGATTGTTGCTCCCGATACCTACGAAATGTCCCAGCCCGGTTCGTATCTCAATTTCGATTCGGCCGATCCTCCAATCGATTCGGATTCGATCACGGGGACACCTTGGGGAGAACAGATCGACGGCATTCAGTGGATGCGGCCGATGCCGGGAGGTCTCGTTACTTTTACGGGCGGAACGACGTGGCAGGTGTCTGGAACGGCCGGTGCGGGGTCTCCGATCACTCCATCACAACAGAATGCGCAAGCGCAGGAAGGTATCGGGTCCTCTCCCACAATTGCTCCGATCCGAATCCGAAATAATTTGCTCTACGTCGATTCTCTGAATGGTTTTGTGAACGAGATAAATTACAATTTTTATTTCAACATCTACACGGGGCAGGATATTACGCTGCTGTCGAGTCAACTTTTTCAGAACAATAATCTTGTGCAATGGGCGCTGTCTTTCAGTCCATATCGTTTGATCTGGGCCGTTCGTAACGATGGCAAGATGCTCTCTCTAACCTACATCGCCGAACAGGAAATGCGCGGCTGGGCGCGGCACGATACGTTGGGTTTGTTTGCTTCCGTCGCGGTTGCTTCCGAACCTCCGGTCAATGCGGCTTATTTTATCGTCAAGCGATATGTGACGGGAAAAGGCCAGTGGGTTTACATGCAGGAGCGTATGGACAATCGGCTGTGGCAGAATGTCGAGCAGTCGTATTGTCTTGATAGTGCGCTGTCTCTTGCGCAGCCCGCGCCGAACGCAAACCTTGTGGCCTCTGCGGCGCGGGGCACAGGTGGTGTGAAGCTTGGGGCGGTCATTCTTGGGGGTAGTGGATATTCAGCGGGGCCTGCCGGACAGATTGTAGATGATGCCGGGACCGGAACGGGTGCGGTCGTTACCGGTTTTACTGTTGTCGCGGGCGCGATCACGAATCTAGCGATCACCCCCGGCGTTAATTATCAGTTGCCGCGAATCATCATCACGGACGCCACGGGCGCTGGAGCGGATATTTCTTTGGTGGTCGATAATACTGTCACCTTCACGGCGGATGGTGCCGTATTCTCGTCGGCCAATAACGGCTCCGTGCTGCGCGTGGGCGGGGGCATCGGAACGAACGTCGCTTATCAGTCTCCGACCCAAATAACCGCACAGGTGGCGCCGCAGGCGGCGATTGCGGCCACGCTGGCAAACGATCCGCTCAATATGCCGGTTCCGGCTGCGGCAGGGACTTGGACTCTGACGGCTCCAGTGACGGCCATCCTTGGTCTTGAACATTTGGAAGGGATGACGGTCAATGCGCTGTGTGACGGGACGCCGGTCGTGGGGCTTGTGGTGGTGAATGGCTCTGTGATGCTGCCGAATCCTGCAAGCCAAGTGCTCATCGGCCTGCTTTTCATTGCGCAGGCGCAGTCGATGCACGCCGACATGCCGGGCGAGTTGATCCAAGGCAAACGCAAGAGGATTCAGGGCGTGACGGTCAGACTGGCAAATACCCGTGGCATCAAGCTCGGGCAGGATCAGCCGATTGCAGCCCAACAGCCGAATCAGATCGAGATTCCGTGGGATCAAGCGCCGAATCTTATGACGGCACTTACGGAGCCGAATGCTCTGGCGGGCGCAGGAAACGCCGTGCCGTTGTTCTCAGGCGATAAATACGTGGTGATCGCAGGCGATTACTCGACAACCAATGGTCAAGCCTCTCCGGGCATGGTAGCGGTGGAGCAAGATTTGCCTCTGCCGGCTGAAATCCTTGCCTTCATCCCCGAATTGGAAGTCGGCGACACAGGCGACCAACATGCTTAGCATGAACGGCCACGGTCTCGCGAAAGTACCGCTCGACTTAGAGCCTATGCTGCGTGGCTACTCTATCGAGCCAACCGAAGTCGGCCACATCTACAAACTGGCCGATTCTCTCCGCGACCAAGATCGAACGGAGATTCTAAATCTCGGATTTGGCGTCAAGAAAGCCCTGTGGAGAGCCTATCGTAACTCGATCATGTGCAAGACGGCGTTGGTGGCTGACAAGGTTGCGGCGATTTGGGGGTTGGGAATAGGTTTGCGTGCGGGTGTGAGTCCTTTGTCCGATCTTGGTGTGCCGTGGTTGCATACGTCGGCTGCTATTGAATCTGTTCCTTTCTCATTTGTGCGAGTAGCGAAAGCAGAGTTGGCAGCTATGTTGAAGTTAAGGCCACGACTTGAATCGTTTGTGGCTGCTGACTATGCGCAGGCGATCAAGTTTCTTCGGATTTTGGGCTTTGCTGTGGAAAAACCGGAAGCGGTTGGGTTGAATGGTGCGCTGTATTGTAGGTTTCATATGGGCTTTGACGCTTAAGCAATTGGTTAGACTGGCTACCTTGGCGTGCGATTATTCTGTGAGAGTCTTACGGCCATAGAGGATTGAGAAAAAAGATCATGGGTGCGGCACTTCTTCCGGTTATGTTGGTCGCGGGCGTCGCGGGCGCCGGATTGTCTGCGGCCGGCACTTACGGATCGATGGAGGCGGCTTCCAAGAATGCGGCCTACCAAGCGCAAGTCGCGGCCAATAATGCAACCATCGCTATGAAAAACGCTGCGATGGACACGCAGTCGGGGGAGATCGCGGCGTCGAATCAGGGACTCAAGACACGCGCGGCGGTCGGCAAGACCTTGGCGCAGCAAGGGGCGTCCGGGGTTGACGTGAATACCGGCTCCGCTCCCAAAGTACGCGCGGCAGAAAGCGAACTCGGCGCGCTTGACGCGATGACGATTCGCTCCAACGCGGCCAAGAAGGCATATTCCGACACGGTTGCGGCGACGAGCGACACGGCGGAATCCCAATTGCTCACGTCGGAGTCGGATCAGGCCGCGACTGCGGCGCCAATCTCCGCACTCGGAAATTTCCTGGGCTCGGCATCGAGCGTTGGCGGCAACTTCGGTAAAGCAATGGCGACGGGTTGACCATGAACCTAAATAGGCGCAGTTTTTTCATCGGCGCGGCGGCAGGTTTGCTTGCTTCATCTGTCGTGTCAGCATCAAGCCTAATGTCGCTACGCCCCGGCTTTTCCGGACATTGGTTGCGACAACAAATCTTTTTGAAAGAGAAAGATGGGGATGTATGGCGCACCATAGACCGGATTGATTGTTCTGGTCTTGAAGGCGCTGAGCCGCCAGATGTTTTTGCGATGATGGCGAGAAGCGTTATTAAATTGCCGCCGCAAAAATTGAGAATTGCCCCGGAACGCTGGGGGCTTGATGTTGTGAAAATGATTAAATTTGAAACCACGCTAGAGGTTAGACAACATATGGAAATGCAGGCAATTCGCAGCCGAAATGTTCTAGTGAGAACTATTGGGGATAATACACCTGTCCCTTGTGCGTTCCGCGGTATAGCAATCGAATCGTGAGTCATGGCCGGTCAAATTCTCAATGTAGACTTTCCTGAAATAAATCCCTCGGGCGCTCCGTCCGACGATTATGAGCGCATTCCGTCATCGCCCAATATGTTCGGCGCGTATGGCGCGGAAGCCCTGAAACAGACCGGCGAAGGATTGGTCAAGGCGGCGGACACTGGTCTAGCCTATGTCACTCAGCAGAACGAATACAACAACCAGATTCACGCCAGCGAATTGCATTCGTGGTTTTCCGATCAAGCTGGCGATCTTGTATCGAAGCATTCCGAGTTGCAGGGGCGGGCGGCACTCGATGCTCTCCCGGACCTGAAAAAGAAGATAGGCGATCTACAAACGCAAGCTGAATCGCAGGCCGGAAATCTCCCTACAAAGGCTCTCGTCGCCGGTAACACGCGGCGCACGATGGATTGGCTGGTCGGGGCGGCTACACATCACGCCGATGCGCAGCATACCGCGTGGGCAACAAAGACGGCGGCGGATAACGTTACTGCGGCTTCGAACATTGGCGGTCTCGCGATCCAAACGGGTGATTTCAATAAACTCGATGAGCAGATGGATACCATCGGGAAGGAAGCCCACAATTATTTCGATCCAATGGGCTACGATCCGCAGACATTGGATGTGGAAGTCTCGAAGTATCGCGGAAGTGCGGTTAAGAATTGGGTCGAAACCGCAGCAACAAATCAGAACGATCCGGACGCACTCACTCACGCGGTCGCTATTTATCATCGCTATAGCGATGAGATTGATCCTGCCAGTCGTCTGATAATTTCCAAAGAATTGAATACGAAAGTTTTCAATCGCACAGTCGATAGACTCTCGAATTATTATATCAGCGGTTCGGTCGCGGGCCTCAATCCAAGTTTTGTTGCCGGGCTAAAACAATCCGAGGGTTACAAAGACAAGCCGTATTGGGATGTGAATCATTGGAGTGTGGGATATGGCACGCCAGCATCGGGGCCGGATGAAAAAGCCGACAGGTTCACTCTCGAAGGACGATTTGAAGATAAGGTGACGGAAGCTGCTGCTACAGTGGATTCGGTAAATCCTCACCTTGATCCTGGCACACGCGCCGCGCTTACGTCACTGACTTTCAATACAGGAACGAAATGGACAACGTCCGGTCTAGGCGATGCGATCCGCGGCGGCGATTTGATGAAGGCGCAGGAGCTATTCAAGCAATATAATCAGGTCAATGGAAAATTCGATCAGTCGATTGCAGATAGGCGCAATCGCGAAGCCGAGTGGTTTGGCCGGCAGGATGCGCAGGGTGTTCCAAAACCCGATGTGGCGTCGTTGATTCAGCGCGTGCGAACCGATCCATCTTTTGAGAATCGCCCTGAGCTACAAAAGGCCGTCGAACAAAATATCCTCTCAAAGACCGCCATGCAGGAGCGCGCCGACGCTCTACAGGCCAAGCAACAAAAAGAAACATCCGATGCAACCGAATGGGAAGTGTTCAAGAATATCCACTCCGACAAACCATCGGTGACGATGGATATGATCGATAAGTTGCCGCTCACGGTCGAAGCCAAGAAGAGGATGACGGATCAATTGGAGAAGGCGACGGGGACGGAGAAGACTGAGCGCACCTATGGCGCTGGTTTCTACGATATGTACCGCCGCATTCATCTGCCCGAAGGCGATCCTAATCGCGTGACGGATGGTTCGCAGCTTTACGGCCATGTTGGGCCGCAAGGCGATTTGACCGTTGCCGGCGTCGATAAATTGAATACGGAAATCCAGGCGCGCAAATCCCCGGAAGGCGTCGCCGAATCAGAAATGAAAGCGCAGTTTTTGAAGAATGCGCGAGCGCAGATCACGGGGACTGACGAAGGGCTCCACATCAAAGACCCAAAGGGCGACGAAATTTATTTGAAGTTTCTGGCGCAAGTGCTGCCGCAGTATGACGCACAGCGCAAGGCTGGCAAGACGGCGCCGGAACTATTCAATCCTACAAGCAAGGACTATCTCGGTAATGCAATCGCGGGTTTTAGGCGACCGCCGGACCAATGGTATGCCGACATCATTACCGATCAAGCATCGCCCGAGACTTTCGACGTGAGCAAAGTCAAATCGCTTGAGGATTTGGTTGCTGCTTATCGTGCCGGAAATGTCGATAAGGCGACCGCCGATGCGACCGCTATTGCGAAGGGCTGGGCGACACGCAAGCCGCCCGCGCCTGCGATGCCAACCGTGCCGATGAGCCAGTGATGCAGGATGTTCAACCACAACAGCCTGCCGCCGCGCCTGCCCCGCAGGACGTGGACGCGCTGTTCCCGGAGAAGGGTGGGGCGCAGGATGTTGATTCGCTGTTCCCGGCTTCGGTCGAGGCGGACAGGAAGGCAAAGAATTATGGGGTTTCTCACTCGCCCGTGCAGGATTTAATCTTCGGCGACAAGACGGTAAATCCGGTTGCGCGGATATTGGATTCGTTCGGGCAGGGATTCGAGCAAGGGTGGGGCACTGATCGGTTGGGATTGTCCGATGAAAGTACCGATTATCTGAAAAAGATTGGCATCTTCAACGATTATCAAAAGGGCCAATCGAGCCTCGTTAAGACCGCGAACGAAGTCCTGTTGCGGCCGGCGGCGGTCGCGCTCGATGCTGTAATCAGGCGCGGCCTGCCAGGAATGTTTCGCGGCGGTCAGGCCGTTGTCCAACAATTAGGTGAGGAAGTTGGGGCACCAAATATTGCCCGCGAAATTGCCGCTTTGCCGGAAGCCTTCCCTACCGGGTTGCATGGGCCGGTCAGTGGAGTGCCGATACCTGGCCTTGGTCTTAGCGAAGCCTATCGTAATTCGCCGGGATTGATTGAGACGGCGCGGCAGATGCGCGTGATAGGTGCCGGCGAGCGCGGTTGGGCCGGTACGGCGCCAGTCGAAGCGCCAAAGGGCGAACCGGTCAAGATTGAGACCGCGCCGCAGCCGGTAGCGGGAAAATCGGAACAACCGTCACCAATGACGCCGCCGCCTGCCGCAGTCACGCCGAGTCCTGAGGATATTGCGCCCGACATCCACACGGCAGCGCGCCAAGCCGCGCCCGATGTCTTTGCGCGCTACGACACGTTGAAGCAGCAACAGGACGGTTTGCAAAAATGGCTTACCGAACGCGAGGCGCAAGGGCAGCCCGAACCTGGTGTGAAGGCTTATCTCGACGGCGTGAACAAGGAACTCGACGAACTCTCGCCACAGGTCAAGGCGGCGTATCAGCAAGCGGCGGAAACTACGAACGCCGCAACAGTGCCGCCGCCTGTGTCGCAATCGTGGGGGATGTTTCCGCCGCCGGAAGTGACCGGAGCGCCAGCGAAGATCGACGCAACGCATACCGTTCTCTCGGGCGCAAATTCGACCGCAGACGGAACGGTTGTCGTCGATCATAACATTCCAGAATTCTCGCCGACACTCAAAGATAAAGACGGCAATCCGGCGAATCTGCACAAGTATCTCGTCGTGCATGAGACCGCGGAATCTGAGGCGATGGCGAAGTGGAAAGCGGAGTTTATCGCAAGGGAAGGCCGAGTACCGACGCAGGAGGAAACGACCAAATACTACAACGACGTGGCTCATCCGAAGATTGCGACGCCAGCGGAACGCGCCGCGGTCGAAGCCGATGGCGTGTCATGGCCGGGCTATACACATGAAATGGACGGATACCTTGATCGGATCGAGCATGAGCCGAATACGAATCCGCCGCCCGGACAGATGCACATCGACCCGGAGGCTGCGATTGGGCATCACAAATCGGAGAACAAGCCGACCGTTGCACCCGAACAGGTCATCAAGCCAATCGAGGCGCAGCGCGATTTCATCGTCAACGATGTCAAGCACCAGTTGATCGCGGCGGGGCGGTCAGAGGCAGAAGCGCAGGCGGCGGGGCAGCTTGTCGCCGCGCGGTACGAGGCAAGAGCCGTAAGGCTTGGTGGGGCGCGCGGCAGCGCGGAGGAACTTTACAAGGCCGAGGGTGCCCAGATTCGCGGGCCGGGTGGACCGGCAGAGCCGCCGACCGTAGCACCTGCTCCGACCGCCGCGCCGGTTCCGTTGGCGGAACGTGCCCCCGCTGAGCAATGGAACGCCTTTGTCGCCGCGCGGGCCGAACGAACATCGCGGGCTGTCATAGAGACCGGCTATAACGCACTAACAACCAAACTCGGTGCACCGATCCATTTGCGACGCTCACAGGAATGGACACCCGGCAATGTCGTGGATGTGGGATTTGTCAAAGACCTGCTCATCACGTCGAAAAACTCCGATGGCACATTCACGCTGATTGCCAAGCCGGACGCCAACGGAATCAGCAAGAGTTATAATGCCGAGGCTCACAAGGGGCTGGTCGGCGACAAGCCGGTGAGTTTCAAAGAGGCCACGGCGCCTCTACTTGAAGCAACAAAACCGGCAGAGGAAATCCCCGAGTCCGAAATTACCACAATCCACGTCGCTCCTAAAGCCGCACGCGGCCCGCGCGCTGTGCCGCAAGAACACTGGTCGCTCCTGCAATTCATCGCCGACCGCGGCGGAATAAAAGCCGACGACAAAAACATCGGCGACGTGCGAACGATCTTCGGCAAAGATCAGAAGTGGATTCCCGGATTTGGCCCACTGATTCGCAAAGACGGCATGGAGTTAGACCGCGCCCGCGAGGCGGCGGTTGAAGCGGGGTATATCCAGGATCACGGACAAAGCGGCGTGAGTACAGGCGAGGCCACGTCCAACATCGACACGCTGTTGCAGGCGATGGACCGCGAGGAACGTGGCACCAAAGTTTACCGCCAAGGTGTTGAGCCACAGGAAGCCCGCGAGCGCGTGCCCGATGCCGCCGAACTGGAACAACACAGAGCGGAACAAGCGGAACTCGATTCCCGCATAGCCGATTATCTGCAAGAAGTCGGTATCAAGCGGAACGAAATAGAACCATCCATCGCCGCCAGAATGCGCGAACTGATGGACAGACAAAGACTGGAACCCGACATCGCCCACGAACGGGCCGTGATGGAGGCAGACGATCATGCCGTCGAAACCGAAAATGCTCCCGAACGCGCCGAGTATATCCCCGGATGGGATGTACCTGATGACACCAGAACAGCACAGGGCGCGGGCGAAGCAACTCCTAAAGGCGAAGAAGCCGCACCTGGCGCTGGCCCACGAACAGATCGCGACGGCGATAGAGAAGCGTATGCGGATAAAACAAACGTAACTAAAGCCGCTCTCGAAATTGCCGAACCACCCACTCAATCAAAACCGTTTGTATTCGATAATCCAGAACTTGAGGCTCGGTATCATGCCTGGAAGGCCGCGAGAGAGACTGAGAAAGATGAGGCTTGGAAGGAATTCTACCAGCGGAAAAATCTCATAGAAGAACGCGAGGCCGAAGGACAGCAGCAGGTTCCCGGTGCCGAGAGAATCGGCGATGCCGAACGAGTGCAGCGCGCGGCTGACCAGCCGTTGAAGCCCAAAGCCGAACAGAAGCCTATGGATGAAGGGTTGTTTGGTGACGAAAAAGACCAGCAAGAACTATTCCAACAAGCGCGCGGCGGCATCGTCCTAAACCCCAACGCTGTCCCCGGCCACGACTACATCGGCATGGAGAACGTCAGACCTCTAATGAGATTGACCGCAGAGGCCAACGCCTCGACATTCTTTCACGAATCCGGCCACCAATATCTAGCGGAACTCGTCCGGGATGCTGCCCACGAAGCCGCACCCGCAGACCTCAAGGCGGACGCGCAGACCGTCATGGATTGGCTCGGACTGAAAGGGCCACAGGACTTAGCCCTAGGCTCCGATGCCTCACGAGCGGCCAAAATCAAGGCAACCAAGGCCCATGAGAAATTCGCCAGGGGATTCGAGCAATATCTGAGGGAAGGCATCGCCCCCTCTCAACAGCTTGCCGGGGTGTTTGCCAAGTTCAAGCAGTGGATGCTCAATATCTACCAGACGATCAAAGGCTTAGGCGCCCCGATCAGTGACAATATTCGGGGCGTTTTCGACCGGATGTTGGCCGAACAGCCTCAAAGGACGGTGATTGCACCTGAGATTGCCAAAAGGCCGGATTTGCAGGATATTCATGAGTCGGACGCTGTTCTGACCGAGCCGCATGAAGCGGAGCGGGCGGGAGACCGCGTTCAAGCCGAAGATGCTAGAGCCAGAGCAGAACTGCCCAAGGACATAGCGGATGAGCATCGAGGAAGTGCAGAGAAAATTGGAACTAGCCCAAGCGAACCAATCCCATTGGGAGAAAATCGCGGCGGACCCGACACTATCGGTCCAGGCGGCGCTGGCAGCGCGGAACTCGGCACGGAGCCACAAGGCGGCAGTCACATTGTACCGCAAGGCGCTGGGCTACGAACACGAGAAGGCGGCGCCGGCACAATAGAGCCGCTTCCTATCGGCCCTCATGTTCCGCTGGATGCTTTGCCAGCAGAGAAGATGGATAAGGTCGGAAATATCCGGCTGGAAAATCTCAATACGCCGGCCGATGTCAATAATGCCATCCGAGATTTGTATAACTCCAATCGCGAGCAATTAGACACAGCCACTCGCGGCGTTGTCTCAGATCAAACAGTCATGGACTTGGCCGATGCTATGGGCGCCGATCCGCGCGTCGTTGCCAATAACATGGAGCGCCTTCGCCAAATGTCGGTAGAGGACGGCGTTCCTCTCGCCGCGCGCATTTGGTTGATGCGCGATATGTTTACAAAGCTCAGTGCCGAAGTTGCAAACTTGGCGCAGGGCGACGACGTAGCCGCCTTTGCGTCGGCTCGGCAAAGATTTTTGATGGCCTTCGAAACGTTGTCCGGTGTCACGGCGGAAATGGGCCGCGGAATGCGTGCGTTCCGCAACATGAAAACCCAGATGGCGAGTGCCATCGAAATGGCCAACATCTTAAGAGACGATCCAAAAACTCTGTTTCAGCTTAAGCAGCAAATGGCGTTGGCGCGGGCTGCTGAGACGCCTGCGCAAAGCGCGGCTGAGATACAGCGATCAAATAGAACGCCGTGGCAGAGGATTCGGGCTGGGGTGATTTCCTACGTCATCAATAATCTGATTTCTGGTCCGATCACGCACGTCATGTACTCGGTCGGCAACGATGTTCTGCAACTCTTTAAGGCGTTGCCGGAAACCGCCGCCGCGAGCTTGGCTGGCCGCGTGTTGGTTGCGACAGGAAAGATCAGTGAAGAAGATCGTATCCGCATGGGAGAGGCTGGGCCGCGGCTTTACGGCATGGTCTACGGCGCTCGGGATGGTTTGTCGGCGTCCTATAGCGCGCTCAAAACAGGCGTGTCGGTGATGAAGGGCGATCCTTCCGGTATTGATCTATTCTCGAATGAGATTGCCTATCGGCCGCAGGAAATTCCCGGCACGGTTGGGTATGTCCTGGAAACGCCGTCGCGGTCGGTTGCGGCGATTCATACGATGCATTACGGCATGAACTACGAATCTGAGATTGCGGCGCTGGGATACCGCGATGCGATAAAACAAGGATTCGATCTCGGAACCGACGAATTCAACAGCCACGTCGCCGACTTTCGTATGAATCCGCCGCGCGACGCGATGGACATTGCCCATCAAAATGCCTTGGAAATGGTGCTCATGCGCAGACCTCCTTACGGTGGTCTGCAAAACTGGATTCAGAATCTAACAAACAAGTATGTGCTTGCTAAACTGGTTGCGCCGTTTGTCCAGATAGGAGGCAACATTCTTCGCGGCGGCTTCATCGAGCGCACGCCGCTTGGCCTCATGGATCAGACGGTAAGGGATAATCTGCTCGGCCGAAACGGAGCATTCAAACAGCAAGAGCAATATGGACGGATGATGGTCGGAAGCACTCTGGCCGTCTCAACCATCGGACTCGCGGCGCAAGGCATCCTCACGGGCGGCGGTCCTTCCGATCCCAAACAGCGCGAAGTCATGGAAATGACGGGTTGGAAGCCCTACAGCATCAAAGTTGAAGGCGAATATATCCCATACCGCAAATATCTTTCGGTCTATGGGCCGTTAGTTGCCGGCGCGGCGGATATGTACGAAGTCGGGCACGCCATGAGTGAGAAAGGATTGGCGCAAGGCGCCGCTGCTCTCTCGTTCGGATTTGCGGAAGTGGTTGCCGATGAAACATGGATGCGCGGGATTACATCGTTGATCGATGCCGCGCGGCATTGGGACCGCGACGGCGCCAAGTACATTCGCAATCTGTCAACCGAATTTATCCCGTTCTCAATCGGAATGCGCCAGATCGCTTCGTTGGCCGATCCAACGTGGCGCAGCGTACGCTCGGAAATGGATGCGTTGCGCGCTCACATCCCCGGCCTAAGTCAAAGTCTCTTTCCTGTCCGCGACCTGTGGGGCCAGCCGATGCGCGGCGGCTCCATGATGTCATGGTCCCCCGCCGTAAACGATCCAGCAACAATCGCGCTACAAAAAGCCGAATACTACCCGGCGCGACCGGAGCGAAAGATTCGCGGCGTCGAATTGACCGATCAACAATACGACGATTTCACGCGAATCGCCGGACGCGACGCCAAGATGCGAATTAATGCGATGATCTCAAATCCGGGCTTCGATCTTATCCCCAAGCAAATCCGCCAGGAACAGTTGAAAAACGCTATGGAGGGTGGGCGAGATATGGCGCGAACGGTGATCTTGATGCAGTATCCCGAAATTATGAAACAGGCGCTCGCCACCAAGCAACTGCCCTTCCAAAGCACGGTTGCCCACTGATGGCTGAAATCCGCCCGCCAATCACGCCGAGGAATGCACCAGCGAAGGCGCGGCCGAGAGTGCGCCCGCTGCGGAAGGTGAAGGCGCCGTTTCTGCCGACTGAGAAACATCCGCATGGTTGGCTTGCTCATCATCGGATGAAGGCTGAGACCACCAAATGAAAAAAGCCGCACGCCTCCTACTCGCATTCCTCGGCCTTCTCATTTTAGGTGAGGTCGTCGATCTGGCCTGGCTCGGCTACGTGCGTGCAACGGTCACGAGCGCGCAATCGTCCGTGGTCATCGGCGGCAACGGCTCGATCACGAATTTCACGTTCCCGTTTATAGGCGTCGCCTCCAACGATATTACGGTGATCTATACCGATGCGTCGGGCAATCAAACGACGCTCACGCCGAACACGCAGTACACGCTTACGCTTATTGCTCCGCTCCCAGGAGCAATCTGGGGTCTCGGCGGCTCGGTCACGTACCCTCTCATTGGTTCTCCCATTGCCTCGGGGACGACGATCACCATCGCGCGGACGCTGCCCTATCTGCAAACCATAAGCTCGAATCAGGGGCAGGCGTTCCCGACTGCGGTTGAGGCGGCGCTTGATCTTCTGGCGATGCAGATTCAACAGGTAGATGCACTGTTTGGGCGCGGCATTGTGATTCCCGTGGTCGATAGTTGCGGGACTCTTGCGCCGCTTCCGGCCGCAGCGCAGCGCGCGAACCAAGCATTGGGCTTCGATGCCACCGGCTGCATTCCGGTGGCGATTTCGACGCTGCCGGCCGGTACGGTGTCGTCTGCAATGCAGCCGGTGGTCAATGCACCGACGCTTGCGGCAGCGCGAACAGACTTGGGACTCGGCAGCGCGGCGACCGAAAATATTGGCTCCTATGGTCTAGCCGACGACGGCGGCGGAAATCTGAGACAAACTTTTACAACCGTTTCAGATTCGGGCTCACAAAGCGTCACGTCGGCATTCCAACTCAACCAAAGAATCTGCGCGGGGCCGATCACCTATACGCTACCACGAGCAAATACGCTGTGGAACGGTTTCGGATTTTGGATTTATGCGGTCTCCGGTATCTGCACGATCACGCCGAATGCAAGCGATAACTTTCCAGGTGTTGCTTCCGGGACATCGATTACGATTGCCGCAGGCTCGTGGATTTGGATAACCACCAACGCAGCCTCGACCGGAACGTGGTGGTTGGATGCTCATGGGTCGTCGAACGGAACGTTGGCTGCGACTGCGAGCGGTAATGCACTGACGATCACCTATTCGGGCGGCCCGGTGCGCTTCCGCGATAACACGTTGGCCAACGGTGATTCGCTGTGGGCTGTTCCGCAAGGTGCCTTGGGCATCACCATTCCGCAGGGCGCGACCCTCGGCACGTCAAGCAGCAACGTGCCATTTCGTATCTGGATTTTTGCAGCCTACAATGGTGGAACGCCGATCTTGGGAGTTGCTACCTGTTCGTCCTCAACCCAACTTTATCCGTGCAAGGCTTGGACGACGCAGCGCAAGACCGGAGTTGGAATTACGGCTGGGTCAACCGCTCTTGGCACTCTCTACACATCGGCTGCGGATTCAAACGACAGTATCATCATCTTGGGTTACGCCGACTATGCGTCAGGGCTTGGGACGGCAGGCACTTACGCTTCCGCGCCCACGACATTGCAGCCGTTCATAGCCGGCGTTCCAGGGCCGGGTGAAATCGTGCAACGTATTGAGCCGGCGCCGATCACTACGACGACATCCTGTCAAACGACAAATACACAAAGTACCATCACGGCCGCGATCACGCCAACAAGTTCGCCGAATCTCGTCCGCGCTACTGCAAACATCGCGGGTACGTCGGGCGCAGCACAAACAGGTAATGCGAGATTTTCGCGCGGCACCGTTCCTACGTTGATCGGAATGACCGGCGTTACGGGAGGCGGCGGCATTGCTTCGGGTGGTCTCAATAGCACTGTCCCGGTCAGAGTCTTGGACGCTCCCGGAACAGCGTCGAGTATAAGTTATTACATCTACTGCACAAGCAACGTGAACGGTGGCTATGTGGCCGGCACATCGCTGGGCAGTGATATAGTGCTTGAGGAAATCATGGGGTGGCTTGAACCCGCGAACGACAACACCATTCCTCTAACGAAAGTTGGGTGACGATGCCCGAACCGCAGATTCAACAAAATCAGATCATCCCGATTCCAAGTCCAGTCTTTACGTCGGTTGCTCTGACGACGGCAAATAATCCGAATGTCATCGGAACAAACGCAAACCGCCGCGGCATTACGTTTGGAAACCCATCGGCAACGCAGACGATCTATCTGGCACCAGCCGGAAGTGCGATTACCACCAATCAAGGTCTCCCGCTGTTTCCCGGCGCCACGCTGCCGATCATGGCACAAGGAAATTTTCAGATCAATTGTGGTTGGCAGGCGATCGCTAGCGGCAACTGCAATCTCACTATTCTGGAATTCGTGTGATGAAGAAGATTTTGCTGGCACTGGCGTTTTTGTTTGCTGCGGCAGTTCCTGCGGCGGCGCAAGGGTGCGGACCACAGAATCCGAATTGCATTGTGCCGACTGCTCCCGCTGGTACAAACAATAATCAAGCCGCGTCCACACAATTCGTGCAGCAAGCTATTGGCGGCCCCGGCGCCAATCCTGTCAGCGGCCCGGCAACATCGACCCTTGGCGATGTACCGGCGTATGGCAATGCCACGGGGTCACAAATCACGGACCCTGCCACAATTTCAAGCAATCAAAATTTCTACTTTGGTTCTGGTCGCCCTTGGGTCGATGTGCGCGCATGTGGTGCGGTCGGCGACAATAGCACCGACGACACCGCTGCAATCAATACATGCTACAATAAGTTGGTCGCCTTCGGGGGCGGTGACCTGTTTTTTCCTCCGACATCGAACGGCGTCTATTGCACTTTCACCGGCCTGAATTTTATTTCCGGCAATATCAGACTGCGCGCGGCTGGTGGTGGCTCGTCGATTGCCGATGCCGGGGTCAGTACATGCGGTCACGATGTTACGGCATTGAAGATAAGTGGCAGCTACACCGTCATCGAAAATCTCACCATTGTTGGCGGTGGCTATGGTACCACGCATCCGGCGCTTGATTTTGCTCCTGGCTGCAATCAGTGCAAGATAACCGGCGGCTCCGTTGCCGGCGGGACCAATCCAATTTTGCAGGAAGCTGCCGATGTCGTTATCACGAACGTCAGCGTAAGCCCTGGCTATGGTTCCGCGTCAGTCAAAGTTGTTAGTGGTGCCACCTATCTGATTAGAGACAGCATCGATCTATCTGCGCCAGTCTATACGCTGACCAATGCGAATTTCAGTGGCGGTGCCGCTGGCTGGGCATCGACCCATGCCTATTCCGGTTCGGTAACTGTCTCTACGCAGGGTTTCTACATTCAGCTTGTGACGGCTAGCTGTACCAGCGGCGGCAGCGCACCGACTCTTAAATCATACGGCGTTGCAATAACGGATGGCACTTGCACTTGGCAGTTGATGTCTCCGGGAACCTATTACGCAGTACAGGCAGATACCGGAGCAAGCGCGCTCTATATGCTGGACGGCGATAGCAGCGGGCCGATGGTTGCTGGATTGGCCATAACAAATACGGGCGCCGGCACCGCGCCTGGCGGTATTGTCGTTGAAGGTTGGGACTTCGGCGCAAATCTCCAAGCTGGAATTTACGCCCATGACGGCAACACGCTCAGCGTTTCAAAATCGACGATCAATGGCTGCGTATTCGGCGGTTGCCCAGGTATTTATACGCTGGGGTCTTGGACTGGCGTAGTCAATGCCAATAATAATCTGCTGGCCGGCAATCAAACCGGCGTCAGTCTGAATGTTGGTGGCGGCGACAGCATCGTCGGAAACACGATTGTCTCAAACGTCACGGGGGTTTTGGTTGCGAACAACTACGCCAATTTCAACATCAACAGCAATAACTTTTACAACGCGGCTTATGGTTCCAATTCGGGGAACGATGTTACTATCGGAACCGGAGCAACGCATTGCAACGTCGTCGGCAATAGCAGCAACGGCGGTACTTTCAGTACCGGAGCATGCGTTGCCTCTCTCAACGATGGCGCTGGCATTTCTGTAGCCGGTGGCGGAACTGGCCGGGCTACTCTGACTGTTCACAGTTTTGTCATTGGCGAAGGAACGAGTCCGGTAAATGCAGTGGGGCCGTGCAATTCAAATGTGCCAATCACTGGCGTAAGTTCTAGCGCCGATCCGCAATGTGGCGGCACTATTGGCTATGCCAACGGCGGCACCAACGCTACGTCACTCGCGGGTGCGCAGGCAAATTTGTTGATTGGGACATTAATGAGCGTCCCGGTTACTGTGAATTTTGCGGTGGCTGGCGATTATGCGATTGCAGTTCCACTTCCTACTGGATTTACACAATTAAGAGCTGACAATATTGTAATATCGCAGTGTAATGTATCGCTTTCTGGCGCCACATTCGGTCTATTCACGGCAATTGGAGGCGGCGGCGCGGCGATCATCACGGCAGGCGCTACTTCGAATGTAACAAACAATACCGCTAACACAAATAATAATATGCAATTCGGCGCCGGCTCTATCAACAACATCGGTAGCGAGGCATACACGCCGATTGGCGGAAATATCCAATTTCGTGTTGGTTCAACGGCTGCAGGAACGTGTTCTGTGGCATTTCAATACAAACCTGTGCCATAAGGTTTTATATAACCAAATTTCACAGGCATCAGAATAAATTAACGAAATACGGTTGACGCAACCTTACATCGGAGTCAGGGTTGCTCACGTCAAAGAATCAGGACCGCGCCATGATCCTCTCCGTCGAAGAAATCTGGATGGGCTTCATGGAAGGCGTCGAAGGCGTTTGCGTGGTGGTGAACAAGGGGACGGCGACCGAAACCATCATGTCGATTCGGATGTGGACGGCGTTCAACGCTGGGTTGGAATTGTCGCGGAGAGGGGCTATTCTGATTTCCGATAGTTGTTCGACGGTGCCGAAGGCGACGGCTGAGGAAATTCGGAGAATGGATTCGTGAGTAGGAATTTTGGTCACGCGAGTGCTGCGCGAACTGAAAGACCGGAATCGGTCATCGATTCGACTGAGGAAAAGTTGACGCCGTTTCAGCGGTTTATTCTTGCGGTTGGGATTGCTGCGGGATTGTTTCTCGGTCTGACGACTGCGCACGGCTATTACATTTGGTTTTTGAAGCCATGACCAATATCCCCGCGCTCAAAGCCTCCAATGCCGCGCGATGGAAGGCGATGCACACGATTGCATCGCTTGGTCCGACGCTTGACGCCGTGGCTCATCGGCTCATTGCTCCAACCGCCAAGGCTCAGTATCAAGCTGTGAGCACGGCAACGAAAGTGCCGTGGTTTGTTATTGCTGTTATCCATGAGCGCGAAGCGTCGCAGAGTTGGCTTGCCGGCCTAGCGCAGGGCGATCCTTGGAACAAAGTTTCCATTCACGTGCCGCGCGGCATCGGGCCGTTTCCGAGTTGGGAAGCTGCGGCCGAATATGCGCTGGAAAAATCCCCGCCGTTCGCCGCGCGCTGGACGGATTGGACCATCGGGGGCCTGCTCACGCTCTTGGAGGAATACAATGGGCTGGGCTATGCGGCACATGGCGTGCCGTCGCCTTATGTGTGGGCGAGTACAGATCAGTATCGTTCCGGCAAGTACATCGCCGATGGTCACTACGATCCGAACGCTATCGATCATCAACTTGGGTGTGCAGCGCTGCTAAGCCGCATGGCGATGGAGGATACTTCGATCACTTTCGATACGGGGACAGCAGCATGACACAATATCCTTACGCAGGCGGAAGCTGGAAGTTCACCGGCCCGAGCTACAAGGCGATGGCGATCCTCGGTGTGGTGGCGGCCTTACTCATCGGCATTGTGATCGGGCTGTGCGAATACGCGAGCACGTCGGCTCACGCGCAATGGCCGTTCCGCCGGCAGTCGGCTTGGCAGGTGTGGTCACAGCAATGCGCGCTGCGCACTTGGGGTGGCCGATTGCCGGATTACTGCATCAACGCATATCGGGCGGTTACCGGGCAGTAAGGAGAGAGCGATGGCAACTGCACAAGATTATCAGATCGGACAAACCGCGCTGAAAGTTGTGGTGTCCGCGGCAATTTCTGCAAACGTTCCGCAGTGGGAGCAATCTGCGATTCCGCAGGCGCTTTTGTTGCAAATCGAAGCGCAGGGTGCGAAGGCGGTTATTGATGCCGTTGATGCCGAGCGCGCAAAAGTTTCTCAGGACAAATAGGGGATCAAATGAGCGTCCGCGCTGTTATCAGCTTAATGCTTACAGCCGCATTTGTTGGTCTGATTTTCTTTCTCGGATGGCAAGGCAAGACCGAAACGCAGACGTTCAATCTTCTGGTCGGCGCACTGACCGGAGCGGCGCTCGGGCATGTGCTCGGCTACTATTTCAACACCACCGAAAGCAGCGGCAAGAAGGACGACACAATCCTGTTGCAAAACAAAATAGCGGCTGGCGAGACACCGCCGCCCGGAAGCGACGCGCCCGCAGCGTCGGTCCTTGTGCAGGCGCCTGCGGCGACGGCGCAGGGGCCGTAATGCGCGCGTGTGAATTTCCGTGCTGCCCTGAGCAACCCGTGATCTGGAATGACACAATCCAGACTCAATCTAAAACTGTGATGTGCTAATTTTGTCACGGCCTTATCTGCTAAGCGTATGGCGTAACTTCATCAAAGTGGAGACGATCATGCGCAAAGTATTTGGAATCCTCGGGGCGCTTGCGCTTCTGAGTTCGACGGCGGCGATGGCGGCGGATCAAAATCCGCCTCTCAAGGCGCCACCCTCCAATGAGTTCACAAGCTGGAACAATTCAGGATGGTGGTACGGCGTCGGCAGCTACGCTGGCGTTCAACAGGCAAGCGTGAACGGCAATAGCCTGCTTATCCCGTCGCTTGTCAGCTCCAATATCGACGCTTCGGGCGGCGGCATCGAAGTTCTTTTCGGCCATATCAGTGGCAACACAAATGTGCTCGGCTTCGGCAACTGGACCCTGTGGGAGTTGAAGGCCGCGTACCAGAATATCCAAGGCGCCAATCAGGTTGCCGGCGGGAGTTCTGGCTTCACTAGCCGATGGTCTTCAACGCAGGACGTTTGCGTGGGCGCCGATGTTTTCGCGGCGATCACTTCGGTGGTCGGCAACCTCGGCATCGGTACTTGGCCCACGTGGGCGCCGTCGCTTCCGTCAACGGTGCAGGTGGGTATCCCGAAACAGTGCTTGGGTGTCGCGGTTCGCGAGTTTGGTCTTGGCGGCGAGTTCGGCGGTGCCAACGGCACGTCGTTCGGTATTGCGCCGGGGCCGATCACGCAGTGGATTTATCCGACGCTCGGCACCAACGGCAAGCCGAACGGCGGTGCCATTAAGGCGTGGGCGTCCCTCGATTGGAACGTGAAGGGTTTTACGTTCGATAACCTGTTCGGGAAAACAGGTTCGGTGGGCATCACTCCCGGAGTGAGCAAAGGCACCGGCTATTTCGGGGGCATCGATATTCTGTTTGCTGTCAAGTAACCGTGCGTTTGAACTTCCTCCCAGACTTATGGGGCGAGCGCCAATGCTCCCCCATACCTTTGTACTGTGTAAGACCTTCACGCCGGTACTTCTGGATAAGCGGAGCAATCCTTTAGTCATGGTACTTTCACCTGTGCTATAATCGAAAGTCGGGGGAATCCCGTGGTGGAAGATGACCAGGACCATGTATTCTCCGACGCTTTCGAAACCGGGGACATGGCAAGGCTTCATAAACTTTGGTGGGAGCGCGGTCAGCGTATAGAAGCAGCCAATAAGCGGGAGAAGAAACGACAGGGCCGATGGGTGATCTATGCCGCTTACGGAAGTGTACTGACGGCGGCAATCACGGTGATAACATGGTTGTCGAAATGGCTCACGTCACCTTTCCCGAAGGGGCCGCAATGAATGTTTGGGCTGAGGTTAAATCCCGACGATGGCTTCACGTCTGCCTCGCAATTGCCGTTGTGGCTGGCGTCTTTTTTTATTTTCTGATTTGGGACCGCAATCCGCCGTTCAAATATCTTGGCGGTAACATCGTCCCGGAAGTCGCCAAGGAAGGCTCAATCGTCACCCGCTACCGCCTGACGATATGGTATCGCTCCGTTGCGATGTCGAGATCACCGGCCACGTTATCGATGTTGCCAACAATCGACTGGACACCGACAATTTCATGGTGCCGACAAGCCCGATGCCGGATTGGGTTGTCGAGACGAAAGCCGGACACCCGCACCAATTTCACAAGGACATGCTGGTGCAACTGCCTATCGACAAAGCCGGCAACAAGCATTACGGCCAAGTCGGATATTTCAGTCTTGATCACGCTTGGTGCAATCTATTCCAGCGCATGTGGCCATTCAACAAATGGCCGATTCAGATTGATGGGCCGATGATGTATTTCAAGGTCGAGCCAGGGCAGTGACGTGCCTGACACGAACGGAAAAGACTGGCTCAGAACCGGACTAGGATCGATTTCATCCATAGCCGTCATATCGGCGTTCGGCTATTCGCTGGCCATCGCGCCCATGCAGGTGCAGATTGCCAAGCTTCAAGATTTCCGGGAGACGGACAGAACAAAAATCTCCGATGCCTACACGCTCATCAACACCAATGATCAGTATAAGTTGTTGGTCAAAGAATGGGCCGACGCCCTGCGACGCGACCTTGCTCGCGTTGAGGCCGACCTGAAAGACGTGTCGGCCGAGCAAAGAAGGCGCACTAGCGGCGTAGCTTCAATTTCATCGATTGAAAAAGAAGTAGACAATCTTCGCCATCGCGTTGACGATCTACAGCACGGCTCATCGCCAACCCTTGTTGATGAAATTAAAACCCTCCGTACAGAATTGGAAAGCCTGCGGCAGCGCATCATGGTTCCGATCACGAGCAAGTAGATTCCTAAAGTAAGAGCGCCGTTCCTTCCTAGAAACGACGCCCCTTCGTATCGAAACAGTCTTCTCACAAGTTCGGGATTGCTATGGAGTGATCCTCTACATGCAGAGTCTCCGCGTGGGTTGTGTGATAGCTGCTTGACTTCACCCGCCAACTCTGAATCTATATGCACAGCTTGTCAACAGGTTGTTTCACGATAGGTCCTTCGGGCTGAGGGACCGGATTCGGTCAACTTTCCATGGGAGGATTACATGGAGAAAATCGTTACCGAAAACGTCTACCCGCCAATCCCGATACGGCAGTTCGATTGGGCCGCGCACTACGATGACCCAGAGGGTCCTGTGGGCTGGGGTGCCACAAGAGAGGCGGCAATTGCTGACTTGATCAACAATTACCCGAGGGAATCATGAAACCGCTTTGCATTTATCATGGTGCATGTGACGACGGATTCGCAGCGGCTTGGTGTGTCCGCAAACGCTTTCGTGATGAGGTCGAATTCTATCCCGGCGTTTATCAGAAAGAGCCGCCGCCGCATGAGGGACGCGACGTTGTGTTTGTCGATTTCAGCTATAAGCGGCCGGTCCTTGACGCGATGGCGAAGATTGCAAATTCAGTTTTGATCCTCGATCATCACAAGACGGCGGCCGAAGATTTGGCGGATATTGCGCCAGCGCCGGATTTCATCGACTGGCGTGGCGCGGCGGCAATTGACGGCTCTGGCAACAATATGTTCGCGCTGTTCGATATGAATCGAAGCGGCGCAGCAATGGCTTGGGATTATTTTATCGGCGGTCCGCGCCCCGACTTTATTGAGTATGTGCAAGACCGCGATCTCTGGCGCAAGGCGCTCCCATGCGGCGACGAATTCACGATTGCGCTGCGCTCCTATCCGCAAGATTTTTTGATTTGGGATAAGTTCGTTGACGCTGGCGCTCAGTCTTTGATCGCCGAAGGCGGTGCAATACAGCGCTACTATCGTTTACGCGTTGAGGAACTGAAAAAGAGTGCATACGCTGCAACGCTCGACGGACAAAATATCTGGATCGCGAACGCTCCGTATTTCGCCGCGAGCGAAGTTGCCGGCGAACTAACAGAACGCGATGGTGCCTATGGCGCGTGCTACTTCGAGGCCGAAGGCGGCCGATACCAATATTCGCTACGCTCGCGCGGCGACTTCGATGTAAGCGCCGTGGCGCGGAAATTTGGTGGCGGCGGCCACAAGGCCGCTGCCGGCTTTTCTGTCGATCAGCCCGCGCATACGAAACGGTGACCGATATCCGGTCCCTCAACCGGCACCTAGGAACCGTGACCCAGAATACCTTGTTTGTTTTCTTTCCTTCACCTACAATTCCAACTCAACAGGAGGGTAACATAATGTCCGAACAAGTCATGTCCGAAGAGGAACAACAGGCTTTCATCACCCAGGGCGGCGAGTTCGGCAAGCTTGTGGCAAAACTTACGACAAGGGCAATCGATGCGGAAACGCTATCCGAATCCCTCCAAACAACTGTCCATCTGCAAGAGGCGCAAATCCTATCTCTCCAGCGCCGACTGACCAACGCCGAAACCCAGCGCGACGACGCCTTGCGCGATGTGGGTTCGATGAATGACGCGATGACCAAGATGGGGGCGATCCTTCGCGAGTCGCGCGCACAGCGCGTTGCAACGCCTCCGCAGCGGCAGGATTTGAGCGGGGCGCCGCAGATGCCAGCGCGCGATCTACGGGTGGTCCGGGAAACCGCGATTGCGAATGCTCAGCGCGAAGTGGCCGGCTAACTTGTCTACTGTCGGCTCATTTAGGCGCGTGCGAAAAATCAATTTCCACGCCGGATGCTCCGCGCGGATTTATCTCTTTGATCTTCACAGGGCCGTCTTGTCGGTAAACCATGGCGTAGTGCATAGCCTCCGCGTAGGCCGCATTGCGCTTTGTGCTGATCGCCTTCGCAACCATCATGCCGCCCTGATAGACTTCGAAAACATGATCTCGCATGACTTCCCTGCTAGCTCTTGTTATGTCGGATTAGCGTATCCGCAAACCATTGAAATTGCTTGTCTTAAAATGTGATTAGACTTATTCGCTGATAAGCGTATTCTATAGCTGCGATTTTGGAGGGAGCCATGCAGTTTATCTACGATGACGGCGGCCGGTCAGCCGCAGGTTTCAAAGGCAATGCCGGCGATTGCGTATGCCGCGCCATCGCGATTGCAACTCAGCAGCCATACCGTAAGGTGTTTGATGATCTGTCTGGCTTTGGGTGGTTTCCAGGCAATCGGATGAAGCGCGACCCCGATGGACTTTTTCGTTCGCGTCCCGACAACGAAAAGGCGCTCACCCGTGAATATCTCGCCACGCTCGGTTGGAAATGGACACCAACCACGCATATCGGTTCCGGCTGTAAAGTGCATCTTGCCGATGGCGAGCTACCGATGGGGCGATTGATCGTCAGAGTTAGCAAGCATCTTACCACCGTTATCGATGGTGTGATCCGCGACACCTTCAACCCGGAGCGCGAGAAGTCCTATATATTTGAGCCGGACCACGGCCAAGAACTAAAGCCAAATCAGGGCCGCAATCAAAACGGCGTATGGACAGAGATCGGCGGGCGTTGTGTGTACGGCTATTGGAGCGTCGCATGACCGCCGACGACGTGCGCGCCATGCTACGCCGCGCCTGCAAGGATGCAGGAAGTCAATCGGCTTGGGCTGACCTGCACAATCTGTCGGCCGCTTACGTGAGCGACGTAATCAATGGTCGGCGTGATCCTGGCGATGCCATTTGCTCGGCGCTCGAAATCAAAGCCGAATTGAGTTTCCGTAAGGTGAAGCCATGAAACGCGAACGCCGTACCTGGACGATGCCCGATTGGATGGAGCGTTTCCGTACCAAGATCATCAACACAGGCGGCAATGCCGTGGAAGAAATGATGGTCGATGACTCCGATCCGCAAATTAACTTGCCCCGCGCCGTTCTTGCGGCTTGCGTTAAATCGCAAGTTGGTTTGCTGGAAATTCTTCATAAGGATGGTGTGCTGTGAATTTATCCGCTCTCATGTCCGCTTACCGCACCGACCCGGTGTCGAACTTCGCCAAGCTCGAATACTGCACGCGGCGGTACTACGTCCGGCTCATGACACAGATCGAGCGCGACCACGGCGACGTGGACGTGGCGACCATCAAAGGCCGCACGATCTACGAATGGCACCAAGCCTGGACAGACGGCGGCCGGAAGGTCTCTATGGGCCACGCGCTTGTCGGGATGCTGCGCACGCTCGCCAACTTCGGTTTCTTCGCGCTCGATGACGAAGCCTGCCAGCGGCTTGGGCTGCTGTTGAGCAAAGGCCGCTTCGCCAATGGCAAGCCGCGGACGGTCCATATCACGCGCGAGCAAGCGACCGCGATTTGCAACGCCGCGCGCCCGCGCCTTCCGATGGTCGGGCTCGCTCAAGCCCTGCAATTTGAATGCACTTGGCGGCAGAAGGATGTGCTTGGCGAATGGCTGCCGATTGGCGAGCCGGGTCTGTCGGACGTTTGCTCAATGCACCCGAGAAAAGGCCCGATGAAGTGGCTCAAGGGTTTGCGCTGGGAAGAAATCGACGCAAGCTTTGTCGTCCATCACGTCACCAGCAAGCGCAAGAAGCTATCCGAGCCGGACTTGACGCTGGCACCGCTGGTCATGGCCGAGCTTGAGCATATGTGGCCCGGTTGCTCTGCCGATCGATCATTGCTGCCGGCGAGCGGTCCGGTCATCATCGATGAATATACCGGCTTCCCCTACAAGGCCGATGACTTCCGCGAGGAATGGCGAATCATCGCGACCGAGTGCGGCGTGCCGTTGAACGTGCAGAACCGCGACGCGCGGGCCGGCGCTATCAGCGAAGCCATCGCCATGGGCGCACAAGCGGCGCACGTTCGCGATGCCGCGACGCATTCCGATGTTTCACAGACGATGGACTACAGCCGCGCCAGCCGGGAGAACACCCATACCGTGCAGCGGATGCGGATGGAGCAATCAGCAAAAGACAGAGTGGCCTAACATGGCACGAAAAGAAGAAATTCCAATCATCCACCCGCGCAAGGTTCGGATGGCGTTGGAGGGCTTCAATAACGATGTGATGTATTTGCTCACCATCGCGCGAAGCGCCCATAGCTTTATGACGGATGAAACGCTGGATGCTGAGAAAGTACGGCACGCGATCACCCCTCAAATGAAAGAGGGGATTGACCGAGTGGCCAAGTGGTACAATGCCGAGTGATGCGGATGGAAAAGAGCAGCGAGAAGGTGGCGTGATGGACCTGACTAGACACGAAAAAGACCAGCTATGGCAAATCGGCAACGGAGTCTATGGTAACGGACGAAATCCATATTGGTGGGGCGAAAAGACGATGCCCAAACTTGCAGCCAAAGGACTCGTCGAGCCGCATCCAGGTGATCCAAGAGGATGGCGCATCACGGATGCCGGACGGCAAGAACGCGAACGCCAATTTCCAGGACGCTGATGCGTCGGATGTCGGGAGAAACCTAATGACGGTCCCATACCTTTCGATCAACGAGCGCCGAACAGTCTGCCTCGATCACGGCCGAAGCGTGAGGACCGTGGCTGTGAATTGCATGAATTGCGGTCTTTTCGTCCGCAAGCCCTACAAGCACGAAGCATCAGACGTTGAGATTGCCAATCGTTGCTTTCCTGGCTGGCAGGTCAAAAATGTCCGCGGCGCAAAACGGACGCTGTGTCCAAAATGCAAAGCCGAATAACACGGGGTTAACTGCCATGAGCATAGACCGCACTATTGTAGCGGAGTTTCAAAAGGAAGCGTCGGGGCGCCTGGTCCTGTTTGCGCTCACGGTTTTTGAGAAGGACGAGACCCATTTTTCGCGCACGCTTTACGACGTCGATTGGTCTAAAAGATACGGCTACCTGTTCGATCAGTCCGGCTTCGGTGGCGGCTCCGAAGTGGAGGTCGCGGGCGTTTACTTTTTGGCCGGGCCAATCGACGTGAAAATAACGGAGAAGCCGACGGCGTTGGTTAGCAGCGTTGATCAGCCGCCTTGGCGATCTCCCGCGACGAAGAAAATCCGCGAGCGCAACCGAACGCGCCGCCTGAAGAAGCTACCCAAAGAATTTCAGCTTGAGGACGGCGCAGACTTGCTGGATTGGCTCAGGTGCAATGGGATAGAGCAGGATGGCGTCTGGTGTTCGGCATGTCGAGATTGGGTGCCGGGCGAGGAGCTTTGCCGTCATACGTGGTGGTGCGACGACAGCTATTGGTACTCAACGCCAGATGATCGTCCGTGTGCGCATTGCATCAATGGCCGCTGTCGAAACTTTTTCGAGATAACCCCCTGCGTTAATTCTTTCGACAATGGGTCTCTCTGGTTTTGGGCGGGACAGCCTGAACTTACATGGCACGCTCGCCTCAACAGTAGATGAGTAACAGGACGGCTGTCGCCAGATGTCCGAACCGAAATACATGCTTGTGGTTGATGCGACGGCAGGACAGGTCGAAAGAGCGATCGGCGTTCGAGCCATCGACACACCGTTCGGTGCGCTTGCGCCGCAGCCCCGTCCTTTCAATACGCAACGGGAGCTGGTTGAGATCGAGCGCGCCCTAAATCCAAGCCGCTGCACTTGCGGAAAGTGGTCGGTCATCCATTCGCCGAACTGCCCAATGGCGCTCGTGACAACTTAGGCACACACATCACAGATGTCGGGAGAATGAAATGACGCGATGGCTTTTGCTTTATTGGATTGTCACCGGAAGCAGCGGCAGCTTTGGTGGTCTGCACAATTCAACCGCTGTGGCCGAGTTCGACAGTGAAGCCGCCTGCAAGGCGGCCTATGCGGCGATGCGAGCCGTCACCAAAGACCGGGACCAAATGGGCGTCTTTGGTGTCTGTGTATCCCAAGCGGCAGATGCCCGCTAAACCCCCATGAGCAGCCAGATGGACAAGCCATACAAAACCTTCAAATTCGAGATGGGCGGCATGTATATGTTCTATCGCGGTCGCAATCTCGGTGAAGCTCTGCAACAGTTCATCAAAGATCGACCGAACTACATCGACATGCTTGAGAGCATCACTGAACAAAATGGCGGTTGTCGATGACAATGTCGGCGAGGGATTGGTTGCCAATTGAGACTGCACCCGATGAGCAAGATATTCTCATTTGGGATGGCCGCCCTCTCGTGGCAATGAAGCTGGCCGGGATGTGGCATGTTGCGCGATCTGGTTTCGCGAAAAACCCTACACTTTGGCAACCGATTGAGCCGCCAACTAGCGCCGAGATAGTTGGGAACGACAAATGCCGCTGAGAGATTGGCTTTGGGTTGCAGGGTATCTGACGCTCATTTGCGGGAGCATCACGCTCGGCTATTGGCTCGCGCTGCATATCCACACATTTGCCTGACAAGCAGGAAGAATGACATGGTTCAAATAAACGGCGATGCCCTTAATATTTTGAATGCTAAGATTGCAGCCGCAGTTGCAATCCAGCGCGAATCCGACGCAAAGGTGATCGCGGAGAAGGATGCCCAGATCGTTGAGCTAGAAGCCGGCTACGAAATCCAAATGCGCAATCTCGACGCCGCTGAGAAGGTGATCGCAGACCTCCGAACGCGGCTTGAGGATACCGGCTATCCGCTGGGCGAGATTGAGGGGCTGATGAAGGTGATCGCGGCGTTGAGGGAGGTGCTTCAAATGGGTGTGCAGCTTTGTGAAAGCGGCGGCCACGGTAGGGGCGACAAGTGCCCGACTTGCCACTTCATGCGCGAGGCACAAAAGGCATTGGGCACATCTGAGCAGACAGCGGGAGACAAATAATGTGGACATGGCTGGCTGAATCGGTCTGCTCGCCATATGATGTGGCGCGCGGCACCTTTTACTTTGCGATGATGGTCACGCTCATTACCGGCATTTGGTTTGGGTGGCTTATAACCTACAGCTATTTCAAGCCGTATCTAAAGCCGCACAGTTAAGCGATTAGCCGCCAGATGAACAAATGGCTCAAAGGAAATGGCTACTGGTGCCCGACCTGCCAAGGATCAGGGCGCGGGGAGCCGCGCGATTGGATAGAGTACGAGAGAGGCGGCTACTGCCAGTTCTACGAACTCTGCGCCACCTGTAAGGGCGAGAAGAGGCTTCCAGCAACGGTCGATCAAATCGTGAGCAAAGCTGTACCGGCTACGTCATCGCCGGCAGATCAATCCTGCTTCCTGTCCATCATCAAATACGGTCGGCTTACACCGACTAGAAAACTTGGTACTGGCCCCTTTAGCCCCAAAAGGGACCAGCCCTGATTTGAAAAGGGGCCACGCGCGTCCGGTGCTATTTGAAGAGGGCAGGGATCGATGCCCTAGTAGCCCAAACGTACATTCCAAATCCGATTATTAGGACAGCGATCACCAGCCATTCGATCCAAGGGGTTCGGCCCGGTGCCTTTTTACGCGCCTTCGTGATCCCCGCTATGGCTGCGCCGCTGCCAGCAAAACTAATGAGCCCAACGGTGTATTCATTGATGGGGATCGAGCTGTTGACCATTGCTATTGTGAGGATGATCGCAACAATTCCTGACGCGACCGCAATGGCGTCCTCGGGATCAATTTGGATGCTCGTCCGTCGTCCCTCGGGTTTCACGTCGGAGATAATTTTGAAATGAAGGTTGCGCATGGCCTCTCTCCTAAACGCAGAGTAGAGACCCATCAAGCTGCCCGCAAGAGGATCAATCAAACAGGTCCCCTTGGATTACCCGGAACTGACGACGGCGTTGCGTGGGGGTAGGCATCGGCTTTGTCGGGACCGCCTTAAGCGCCGCGTCGATTAACTCGCCAATCGACCACACATGATCGGTGATGCCGAGCGCCATTGCTGGCGTCATCCGCAACGCTTCATGCGTCCGGCACAGATTGTAGAACGCGACGTAGAGGCCAACGGCCGCAAGGTGGCAATCGATCTTTTTAGAAAACCCGTTGCTCAATCGGGCAAACCGTTTTGAGCCCATGCGCAATGTCAGATTTTGCCGCTCCACATAGCTTGTCGAAATCTGTTCGGGTTCGCCTGCTTGTGCGATCCGCTCTACGGCTACTACTTGGGCCGGGGAATAGCGTCGCGAGGCTTCGGTTACGTTCAGGTGCGTTACGCTGTAGGTCTTTTGAATGACGCCATGCGTGGCCCGCTTGCCGAAAGCATCGCGGATCGAGCTTTTGTAGTAGTGCAGCCCATCGGTCGAAATCTCAGGCGACCCGATCACGCGACCGCGCAAGTCCTGAATAAAATCATCCGTGGTCGCGCCGTCGCGCTTGCCAGTGCGATAGCCGATGATGGCACGGGTGGATGAGGCCAGCGCAACGTAAGTGTACTGGTCGCCAAATACGGGCGATTTGCGCGGCTTGCTTTTCTGAGGATTCCGCTTGTGGCCGACGTAGGCCCATAATTCGTCGCACTCGATCCGGTGGACGTGAAGGCCAACCATCAAGCGGTCGTGCATTTCTGCGCAACCACGGCCGATGGCGAGTGCCAGCCGGGCGACTGTCTTGCGGTCGGTGTCGGTCAGGCGACTGACGGCGCGCTGGCCGACTCCCTCGCAAAGGGCGGCGATAATTTCAATTTGCTTGTCGTGAGGAAGGTTGTTCATGGCGGGCCAAATCCGACATTTGGGGATAGTGGGCCGCCGTGTGGAAAATCGACCTGTTTTGCGCTATACTGCGCGAAGCGGTCATTTTCTTCGGGGCCAAATCCCGGGGTTGATGATCCGGGGCCGTCGCTGCTTCAACAGTGACGGTCCCACTTACTACGATGGTGCGGAGAGCCAGGTTCGAACTGACGTTTCGGTGATGTAACCACCGCGTCCTTACCGCTAGACGATCCCCGCGCACAGCGAAAAGCGCCCCATCCGCCGGAAAGCGGGTGGGGCGTTCGGTTTTGGTCAGTTCGTTGTGCATGGGGATAATAATACGGATTTTCTTGTCAACGTCAATACGTATGACAAGAAAAAGTTTGACACATAACAGGGGCCGTGCCATATATAACGCCTGCCGACTTGTAACGGACAGGAGATACCAATGGCGGACAACGACAATACCGGCTCTGCGACGGGGCAGGCCGCCGATGAAAAGAAGCGATTTCGGTCAGAAATCGAGTTTCCTTATGCCGATCTGCAAAGCGCCGTGGAACTCGCCCAAACCATTCATTCCAAAGCCGGATCGTCCTGCTCTGTGGACGAATTGGCGGTTTGGATGGGCCAAACCGCCAGCGGCGGTACATTCCGAACGCGTTTAGGGGCAGCCCGCCTATTCGGCTTGATCGATACCGGCCAGGGGCGAGCAACCCTGACTCAGGCGGGTCGCGATGCGCTTGACAGTTCCGGGAAGGAAGGGGCCGCGCGCGTGGCGGCCTTCCTCAACGTCGAACTGTTCCGCGTCCTATATGATCAGTTCAAAGGCAATCTGTTGCCACCGTCGCCCGCGATTGAACGCCAAATTGAGCAACTGGGTGTCTCGCCAAAGCAGAAAGAGCGGGCGCGGCAAACCTTCATGAAATCGGCGACCTATGCGGGCTTTATCGACCAAGCCACCGGCCGGTTTGTGAAGCCCGGAATCCCTCAACGGGAAGAAAGTACGACACATCACGAAAGGACCGAAAAGGGTAACGGCGGGGGCGGTGACGGCACTGGCGAGCTAGAGCTAGACCCGTTGCTCATCGCGCTTCTGAAAAAAATTCCTAGCACGGATAAAGGTTGGCCCGCCGCGCAACGTGTTCGCTGGTTCCGTACTTTCGCGATGAACGTGTCGCAAATCTATGACGGCGATGGCGAGCCGGTTGAATTGGACATCGAGCTAGAGAGTACACCCAAGTAAAAGCGGCTGTTAGTTGGTAGAGCCATGAACCGGATAGATGTACTCAGGGCATTGCACGTTCCAAATTCCTTTATCGGAGATGATCGTACATCTCGCGATAAAGGGCGCCACGGTGCCATTTACTACCCCCGAAGACTGAGTAGCCAAATTCTCATTGCTGTTGGTCTGTTGCTTGGAGGGTTCAACGGAGCCGTTGTCGCTCAAAGCGATCCGTTCATTGAAACTATCGACCAAGCGAAAAAGGCCGTCGGCCCCATTGTTTGTTTGAAAGAAAATCCCCCTGGCACTATCAATATCACGTTGATTGACGGAACTGCCTTCTTTATCGACGAGCGCGGCGTATTTCTCACCGCCTCTCATGTAGTTAAAGATTTTCTCCCAGGAGGAAATGTCGCTAGCTGCGACGCGGCCGCCATCTACGTCCCCATGGATAAATGGGGAACCAACAACGTCAGATGGTTCAAATTCATTCCCGGAAAATGCATTCTGGGCGGCGATGTTGATATTGCCAAATGCAAGACCGTTGATGACATCACGGCTGCGGTCGATATTGTCGCTAAACCCAAGCACTTTGTCCTGGACGACGAAACTAAACCCGACGGAACCGCTGTTGCCTTCACCGGCTTTCCGTTGAACGCGATTGTCCCATACACGTCCCGGGCAAATATTCTCGCCTACCCGCCGAATAAGCCCGGGAATGACACCGTCCTGCTCGATAAAACCGCGTGGCCCGGCGCAAGCGGGAGTCCGCTCTATGACGTTAATCGCGAAATTGTGGGATTGATAATTCAGCGAGGCGATGGCGTCGCCGCCGGTCTGGCTGTAGCCGTCAATGCGCGCGCTATAAGCAGGTTTCTCAGCGAGTATCCCGAAAAATAGCAGCGTTGCGATTGTCAGGGCGCAAGATCGATACATAGCGGTCCTCCAATCTGGTTATACGGTATCACGGTTTTGGGGTGGGTTAACGGGGGGTAGGGCGCCCCAAAAGGGGCCACCCGCAATTTCAAAAGGGACCAGTCGGGATGGAAAGGGGCCAGTACCCGTTGCCGGCAGATCGGTGCGATGGATAAAAACGTCGCCGGTCCCATCGTCGCGGGTGATGAAGCCGTAGCCTTTCGTGTCGTTGAAAAACTTGACCTTGCCTGTGATTGCCATGATTGGCTCCTGTTTAAGCTACGAAAGTTTTAGTCTATTGCAACCGCGCGGTCGTAGTTGTCATCGGTGAGTTTCTTTACCACGAATGCGCCTTTGCCGCCGCATATATCGCACCGAGCCGGCGCACAACAAAAGTCTGGATCATCATCACAGCCACATGCGCACGAATCTTCGAAACACCCGGCGATGGTTCCGTAGCCATCGCATTTCCAGCATTCAACCGACCATTTTGTCGTCATGACAACATCCCCGCCCGCGCCACAAACACGATGCTTCTCATCTTAACCAAATCCCCGCGCGCTGCATAGAGTCTTGTGCATACGTGCGGTGCGGAAATTCCGATGTCGTAGTAGAATTGCAACTCTCCGATTTTGTGTTGCTCGTTATGGTGTTCGAAACATCCGGGGAGAGTCCATCGATCGGCAGGTTTCTTTTGCATCCCGCCGCGCTTGCCGTGGGCTGCGCTCTGTTGCCGAACGTGCATGGCGAATCCGCAGGGCTCCATCGTGCACTTGATGCAGGGGAGTTGTCTTATCATGCCCAGATAAACCGGGTCGCGTTCTCCTACCTCTTTCAGTTTTATTTTCTTTGTCGTGTCGAAGGCGCGTTTGAGTAATTCGCCGGGGTGCGAGTCTTTGGGAGGGATACGTTGGGCTCGGTGGAGTGTCATGATGTTTGTTTGGTTAGACTGGCTACCTTGGCTGTCGCACTACTGAGAGGGTTTTACGGCCATAGAGGTTTGTTCTGGGGCCACCTTCGCAATCGCCGCCTCTAACCGATTGTGGGAGTCCAAATACCGAGCATACGAAACGGTCCCGGCGCTTGCGATCATGAACTGCGCAGCCGCAAGCATTTCGGTAAGGTCGCGGGTATTGCGCAGCCCGATTGAAAGGATAGACCGCGCCGCCGCTTCGCCAAGCGGTCCTTCGTCAGCGTGAGCATCGGCCTGTTCCAGATAATTCAGGTCCGCCTCTAGTCTCGTGATAAGCTCCGCGCTCATTTTCTCTATCCTCTATGGCCGTAAAATCTAGGCAGAATTATCGAGGGCCAAAGTAGCCAAGCTAAGCAACACGTTCCTTCGCGAAGTTCACAGCCGGCTCCGGGCAACGCCCGAGTTCTTTCAGCTTGCGGAAAAGTTCAAGTGCGGAGCGTGCGTCGCCACCGGCAGAGTGGGCGCCGTGTTGCTCGATCTTGAAATGCGCCATGGCCTCAGAGAGTTTCGGAAACTTAAAGCCTTTGCCATTGGCTTTTGGAATCTGGCAGATGTCCGTAAGCGCTCGCATGACACAGATATTCGGCGTCCGCTCGAAACGATCATCCATGCCAGCGCGGCGCAGTTCTCCGCGCATGATTTTTGTGTCGTACTGACTGTTATGGCAGACGATGATCCGGCCGCGATCAACGGCGTCGGTATAGGCTTGTAAGACGTGTGCGACCGGCAATCCTTTCTCCAACAAAAGCTCGTTCGGAAGGTGATTGATCGCGGCGACCTCGGGCGGCATCGTCCAGCCTTCGGGTTTGACCAACAAATCGACCACGCTTTCCTCTTCCAGATTTTCATCCACAAAGATCATCGCCAAGTGTGCGAGACGCGGTTGGCCTTCGGCGTCGGCGGGTTTTGAGAAATCGAACAACCCCGATGTTTCTGTGTCCAGGCAAACGTACATGACCGTTGCTCCCGTTAAACCATTCCCTGTGTCGCCAGATATTCTCCCAACGCGCGTCGTGCTGCGCCGAGATACGTGGCTTGTTCGTCGGCGCCGAGCGCATTCCAGTCTTGTCCGGCTTTCCGCGCCAGTTCGATGGCGTCTTCAAGTACGGCTTCCTGAAAAATGGACTGAGCCAAGTTCATTGTCACACCTTCTCAGGTATCGGATGATTGAGTACAAGATCGTCAATCGCCGCTTGCTCAGTGGGGCCGTAGCCGGCGGCATCTTCGATGCCGTCGTAATAAGCGCACCAATCAAACGCCCGTGACGGGATAGGCGGGAAGATATTTTCCGTCATGATCTTACGCATCGTCCTGTCCGAAGGTGGCCGCGTAAACGTTGCGGAGAGATTTTATCAGCGCCGTCATGCCTTCCTCAGTCATTTCGACGCGGCCGGTATCGATCCAGTGCCCGGCAATTGCGCAGCAAAACATGCGTTCGCTATCGCGCGGCGCCGTGGGGCGATAGTAGCCGTTCTGCGGAACTTGTGGCGTCGTTTGCATGGGTGCCGCCGTCGTCAATGTAGCGCCGTTGCGCTGCGGCTCGCGGAATTCGGCGCCGTTGCGCATGGTGTCTGGCCGCTGGGTATAATTCACCTGCTCGGTTTGCGGCACGATACGCTTGACGCCGATGATATTCTTGAAGCCGTTCGGCGCCTCGGTGTACGCGACCTCATAGGTATTGTCCGCCTGGAATTCCTTGATCCGATCCGCCTTGACCGGAAAGGTGGAATTGTCGGCGCCCTTGATGAAGCCGTATTGCTTGCCCTCTTTCGGCGGTCCAACGTAGGTGACTTCGATGGTTGCGGTTTGTGCGCTCATGGTCTCACAGGCTCCTTTGATATTCTGATTTGACACCATCTGGCAGTTCGCCAGTAGCTTCGCGGAATCGCTTTGCATCCTTAATAATCTGTTTCTTGAGATCATCCGAGCATCCCATGATGGTGATGGCTGCACAGGCGTCCTCCACGGTAAAGACCTCGGTGGTCCTCATGCTCAGGGCTTTGTTGCCCATAACCGAAGCGATGCGAACCGGGACGTTGCGCTCTGCGGTAGCTGCGGCGCGGTCGGTTTTCTGGAAGGCTTTGAACGCTTGGTCCGCATTAACAATGGCACCGCCCACGTCAGTCAGTTCGCCTTGCTCGGCGTTGTGGATGGCCTCTTGCTCGCGCGCCTCCGCTTCGCGGGCCTCGCGCTCAGTACGTTCGGCTTCCTCGCGCAACCGCTGCGCTTCCTTAAGCCGCGCGGCTTCGACGGCGTTGTTGTAGGCACTGAGCCGCGCCTTCACGGTCTCGTAAAGTCTGGTAAGAGCCCCGCCCGGATTTTTGTCGGTTTTCTCGCGGACAATTTCGTACTCGGCACGAATGGTTTTTAATTGTTCGTTGAGCGGCGCGGTTTTCGTGTCGCGTTCATCGCGGGCGGAAACTAGAGAGATTCTGGTGCGTTCCACCCACGCGGCTGCTACCTTGGCATCGTCAAAGCTCTCAACAACTGGATTATCCTGCACATAGTCTGAAAGTTCGGCGATGGCTTCCTTGGCCAAGTCAAGCGGCCCAGGCGGATTGTTACCGCCCATTGCGAGGCGCGCGTTGGTTTGCTCGGCAAGGCGTTGGTGGTCGGTTCGGTCAAGCATGGTGTTCCTCGTACTCGTCATCTGCAGCATAGGCTTCGTACTCTTGCTCGGCTTCAACCGCCGCCGCGCAACGCTCAAGCTCGAACGTGGCATCTCCCTCGATACCGCCGAAGAACCGACCCTCAAACACGCTGCGGTCGATAGTCTCCGACGTATTCGAAGCCGCTTCCTCCCCGACGATCTTCAAAACCCGATCCGCAATCCGCGCCCAATGGGTGAGAAAGTCCGCCAGGTCGCGGAATTGATCCGGCGCTGGTGAAACATCAAGCCTCGGCACGTACAGCCTCGCCAAAGCCTGCACGGCCTCCCGATGCACCGTGGCAATCGCGTTGTGTCTGGCGCCCGATGCCCTACGTAGCGTGGCGATAAGCTGTTGCGTGGCGTCGGTACGCTGCGGCTCGGTGAAAACCTCGAACTCGCCTCGGATGATATCGTCGCTCATGGTCAGCCCCTATAGGTTGGTTGGAAAGGTCGATTTGGGTCACGGGTACGCTGTGGTTACGGTGCGGTCACCTTTTCATTTTCGGCTGCGGCCCGCGCTTTGATGGCTGCGATGCACAGTGCAATGGCGGCTGGTTTTTGTCGTCCGTCGAAGCCCGGCAGATTGGATTTTGGCGCGACCTCGGCGTACCAGCCGTCGCTAAAGCGTTCGACGCTTACGTAATAGCCTTCCGGGACTAACCTCATCGCTGCATCGATAGAACCTGTGTAAAGCGGCGGGGTCCAATGAAACGCTCCCTCGGGGTCTTTGAGGCCAGCGCGATATATATTCTCCGGCATTTTCGTCCAGCCAATCGACAACGCAATATCAAGATCAATCTGTCTGTCCCATTCAGTCGCTCGGCACAGAGCAACTAGGACTGAATTGTTCTTTTCCATTTCACTCTCCCAAACCCCGTGTGACTTTCCGTGTCGTCTAGGCCAGTCCGTGATCAAGAATGAGGCACACGCCTTCCTGACTGAGCAAATACCAAACTAAAACCCCGACATTGATCGCCAACAGAACGGCTAGCGCCAATGCTGTGTGTTCGTATTTCCTCTCCAACTCTTCCCGCTTAAGCTCCGCTCCCAACAGCCGGGCATGGTTTTGCATCGGGTCGGAGTGCTGCGCTATGGCGAGTGCGTTGATTGCGGGGCGGTTGTCGCGTGGTCGAAGAGAAGAAAGGAACATGGCTGTCTCACGGAACTTTGTTAGTTTGCGATACCGGACTCGGTCAACGTTACTCCAACGATTGTTCGATGTTGGAAACGGCCTCGTCCAGACTATCGACGGCGCTTTGCAGCGCGTCGGCGGCAGCCTCGGCACGCTGGCCTTTGTCGCCGCTTTGCATATTCTCGGGCATGTTGTCGAAATACTCTTGCTCTTCGGACTGAGCTTGTTCCAGGATGCCCTTGGCTTCCTCGATCAAAGCCGTGGCCTTTTCGATGTCCTTGCGCCTCGCGTCGTTCATGGCTCAGTCCCCTTGTTCGATAATTGAACCTAGCAAGGGCAATCTACCCCGTCAAGGCGAGTAAGCCTCGTTATGTGTGGCAGAGTGTCGCACCTAATCGGAATTGACCGCAAGGTAAAAGCCCCTCATACTCCGACCATGGGAACAATCGCCCAACTCCTTGAATTGGCGCGGCTTTACGGCGCCGCAAAGGGCATAAGCCATTGGCGCGTAAGCCTTTTCGTCTTTAATGACGGGAAAAAGCTCGCCGCGCTCGAAAGGGGCAAGCGAATCACAACGGAACGGCTCGACGTGGCAATGCAGTGGTTTTCCGACAATTGGCCCGCTGGCGTGCCTTGGCCGGAAGGAATAGGGCGCCCCGCCGCACAAGAGGCCGCGGAATGAAAGTCCGCAACGTCGCCACCCCCGAAGGCCGCGAACTTGGCGCCCACTTGGCGCGCTTCTGCGACGATGCCGAGCCGAAAGCCCGGCTCCGGTTCCCGGAACTGCCACCACGCTGCAATTCCTGCGCTTTTCGCGCTGGCCCCCACGTCGCCAACGGATCGCCTGAAACCCAGATGGACGCCCTGAAATGCCTCATGGAGGGCGTCGAATTTCACTGCCATCAACCCGACCGCGCCGGGCATCTGTGCAGCGGTTGGGCTATGATGATGCTGGCAAAGGATAATCCCGACTTTCGGAAGGTCGATTGGCCGTTTTCCGATGAG